ACGCAGGCTAAAGCTAAAAAGGCTACTGCTAAAGTAAAAGCAGCTAAGAATGAAAAGCAAAAAGCAAGAGCTGTAGAACAAAGATCTAAAGCAAGAGATAAAGCTAAATCTCAATACGATAAGAGTACAGCTAAGGTGGCTGATAAAAAAGCTAAGAGAGCTGAAAGATCTAAGAAAGCCAAAACAACTGTTGATAAAGCTCAGGCTTTAGTGAACAGAAAAATAGAGCAGACAAGGGCTGGCAAGTATAGAAGGTCTCGTCCAGATAGCTGGTCAAAAAGACACAGCGGAAAATTTACAGGAAAAGGTTATGGAAAATCAAAATCATAGTAAATATTATTACGATTATACAAGAAATATGTCAGAAGAACAAATAAAAAATTCACCATGCGGAAGACCAGTGTGTCACTGTTGCAAAGGCGCTTCAGAGTGCCCTCATGAAGTTTGTGAGTGTAAAGATCATGTAGGTCCATCTCTTGAAGCTTGGACAGAAAGCATTAAAAGAAACAAGATAGGTTTAGATGTATTTATCGATGAATTAGAGTCTTGTGAAAAAGAAGGTTGTGAAAACGATCCTAACTCTTGTAGTGACTGTTAAATATGGAAGAGATTTTAAAACTTATAGAAGGATATGGACTACCTTTAGTTTTATTATTGGGTGCTTTATATGCTCTATACCGTTTCCTCGTTTTTTCGCTTTATGAGGTAAAGAATCAATTTTCACGTCATCATGAAAGAGCGGCCGACAATATGCAGGATATTAAAAAGAAATTAGATATTATATTAGAATATATTAGAAAAAAAAATGGCTCGTAAGAAAACAGGCAGAAAGAAAGGAAATAAAATTTGTCCCGCAGGTATAGCTTGGGCTAAAAGAACCTTTGACAAATACCCTTCTGCTTATGCTAATCTTGCAGCATCTAAATATTGTAAAGACCCTAACTACGCTAAAAAATCAAAAAGAAAATGAATCTAAAACAGATGAAAGAAGTTGTTAAGCAACTTAAAGGAGCGTCAAAGATGCACGCTATGCAAGCAGCTAAAATTGAGAAGATGATCAAATCAATGAAGCCTAAGCCTAAAAAGAAAAAGTAATGGGCGAGCTTAAAAAATGGTTAAACGAAAAGTGGGTACGTATAGGTACTGATGGATCTATATTGGGTGAATGCGGAACAAGCAAAAACAAAAAGAATCCAGATAGATGTTTACCATTAAATAAGGCTAAAAGTTTATCTAAAGCTGAAAGAGCTGCTACTGCAAAACGTAAAAAGAGGTACGGAAGAAAAGGAAAGCAGTTTGTAAGTAATACTAAAAAAGCAAAAGTACGATCATGAAAACATCAGGCATAAGAAAGCAATATAAAAAAAGACAGTTAACTAAAGGGCAGCAAAAGATTGCTAAGGCAGCTCCTCCTTATAATAAAATAACTGGAGCTGATTTTAGAGCCTTAAAGAAAAGAAAAAAACGATAATGGCGAGAGTCAGTAAAAAGAATATGAAATGTAATGTGGTTCGTTCCAGCACAAGACCTGGTAAGAAGCGCATGGTAAAAGCTTGTGAGGGTGGTAGAGAAAAGATCATTCACTTCGGGGCTAAAGGCTACGGTCACAACTATTCTTCTGCTGCACGTAAATCTTTCAAAGCAAGACATAAATGCGGTACAGCTAAATCAAAACTAACAGCAAGATATTGGGCCTGTAAAAATCTTTGGGCCGGAAAGGGTGGGTCAACAAAATCCAGCCCTAAAAGTAGAAGAGGAAAATATTAGTATATTTGTAAAAAATTAAAGATATGCCAACAGTAAAGTATAAATGTGGAAACACAGGAAAAATGAAAACTAAAACTTTCCCTTACAACGCAGTAGGAAAAGCACAAGCCGCTGAATTTGCAAAAACAATGGGCGGTACAAAAAAGAATAACCCAGGCTATGGCATGGAAAAAAGAATGACATCAAACTATTAATTATGAAAAAGCAAGGATACAACGCAAGATTAGATGAGTCTTTAGGTAACAAACATAAAGGCAAACACTCACAATCATACAAAGATCGTAGAGACGAGTCTAAAGCAATGTCTAAAAAAAGGTATGGACACGCTTATGGCGGAGACCACTCTATGGAGTATGAAAGAGTTAACAATGTGAAAAAGCACATTAGCGCATCTATTAGAAAGTAATGGCAAAGATGCGTACTAAAAAGAAGGGAGACTTTCCGGCTGTTAAAAAATCTAACGAAGGAAAGTTTACTTCATGGGTCAAAAGAAACATGAAAGGCACGTCTACATGTGATGCCGCTTCTAAGATAATGAAGGATACAGAAAAGTATTCTAAAAATGTAGTAGAGATGGCCAACTACGCTAACAATTTTGGCTGTAAAAGAAAATAAATGAAAAGAACGAAACTAAGCGAATTGAAATCAAGAGGTCTGGGTGACAGTATAGAAAAATTCACCAAGGCAACAGGTATTAAGAAAGTTGTTGATACTGTTGCTAAAGCTACTAACACTGATTGTGGTTGTGGTAAAAGAAGAGACGCATTGAACAGAATATTCCCTTACGATAAATAAAAAACTATGGCGTATCAAAGATTACAGGTCAGCAGATCATTAGCGGTTATACCAAGTACAACTGTACTTATTCCAGACCCAGCAACAGAAATGTTTTCTGGAGTTGCTGACTTTTCGGTAGCTGGAACACTAACTGATGTAGGAACAACATTTACTACTTTAGGTATCCAAGTAGGAAAAGCAATTGTATATAATACTACAGCGGGTATTGCTTATTACGTAGATGGTGTTACAGATAATTTAAACTTATCTTTATCTCCATCTTCTGCTGGAGGTGCTACTGATGCTTACGTTATATATGCTAACGCTACTCAAGCGTGTAGTCTTTACAGTGGAACAGCTCAAGACATAACAGTATTTATGTCTGCTGACACAGGTAACATGCACGCTCCAACAACTACACAAAAATTTGTAGCAGTACCAGCTGGATCATTTATGCCAACATTGGTTACAGGTGTTTCTACAGCTGACAGTCCAACTAACTTAGTAGCTCTCTGGTAATATGCCTACAGGGATTGGAGCAGGCATAGCGGGTCAAGTATTTACTGAGCCACATTCTTCGGCAGCAGTAACCTGCCCTACAGTATATTCATGTTCTTATGATGGGGTTACAGAAGCCCAACAAGGATCAGCTGTACCTGGATTAGGCGCATCAGACTTTTCAATATCTTTTTGGATTAAAACACCAGACCCGTCAGGAGCTGGCGTAAACCAAAGAGTTATTGGTAAGTTTAGTGGGACAACACAGTGGAGTATATATTACAATCAATCTACAGCTAAGTTTCAGTGGGTAAGTTCAGGAACAGGGACAAGCTGGAATGATGGTTACGGTACTCACACCCCAGTGGCAGGTCAGTGGGAACACATTGTTTATTCAGTAGATAGAAGTGGTGATGCAGTTTGGTATTTCAATGGAGGAACACCAAACACTCTTAGTGTTTCTTCTACAACTATAAACTTTGGTACTGACGGTATTTTGTATGTTGGTAGAAATGCTTCTGGTCAGTATTTTGAGGGAAACATTACAGAAGTTTCTATGTGGAACAAAGCTCTTACCGCAGGGGAAGTTTTAGAGCTTTACAATAATATGGCTGGTGATAAGAAATGTTTGGGGGATCTTAGTATGGGCGCTAACTTAACTAACTGGTGGAGAATGTTTAACCCTTCAGGAGCTTATGTTGATCCTATTCCAAATGCAGCTTCTGGCGGAACAATAACACTTACTAATATTAACATGGATGCTACTAATGTATCCACAGATGTACCTTAATATATGGCTTTATTATATGTAGTAGCACCAGACACAGCAATGAGAACTTTAGATTTTTCTTGGGTAAAAGAAGACTCTTGGGATGAAACGAGATGGGCAACAGACAAGAGGTCAGCTATAATTCACTGGGAGTCCACCACACAAGATCCTAACCTTACAGTTTGGTTAAGAGATAATAGAATAGACAGAAACATAGTTGATAAAGATTTCATGAATACCTTCACCAGGGACACCGCCAGAAGCGCCTGGGTTAATCAGCCAACACCACCACCAAGACCTTAATATTATGAGCAACGGAAACAATAAGACAAATAAAACACACAGAGATCTTTTGAAGAATGCCAAAAGAAATAGTGATGGATTAAATTATAACACACAACCTTCAACATCAGATTCTGCAAGTAGAGGTAATACTTTCAATCCAGCAACTGTTAACGTCACACCAAAAAAGAAACCGACTCGTCAAAAAACTCGTGAAGAAATAACAGGAGTAATATATGATCCGGTTAAAAAAAGAGTAGATGCGGCAAAGCAAGCTAATCCTTTAGTAAGATTATTTACAGGAATAAAACCCATGGGTTCTTAATAAAAAATTTTATTACCTTTGTGTTCATGAAATGGACACAGACAGCAACATGGGTAGGAAGGATCGTTTGGATCTCAACTAACACCTAAAAAATGCAACAAGAAGTGAAAGACACAGTAGCAGTAGTAGGAGCTAACGCAGGAGCGTTTGGTATTACATTAGCCAACATTAATGAAGTTTTAACATTTATCTCTCTTGCTTTAGCAATAGCATATACCGCTGTTAAGCTTTACAGAATGTATAAAAAATAAAATTTGGAATTAGAAGTATTAAGATTTAGTTCAGAAGCAGACTCCACACACGGTCTGCTTTTTGAGTTATCAGATGTAGGTAGAAGATTCTTATGCTATACCTTAGAAGACGAGGCTCGTGTTTTAAAAGTAAGAGGAGAAACAAGAATACCTGCCGGAACGTACAAGATAGAACTAAGAAAAGAAGGAGGATTTCATGAAAGATATACTAAAAAATATCCTGGCATACACCGTGGTATGCTTCATATTACTGATGTCCCTGGCTTTGAGTATATTCTTATTCATACTGGGAACACTGACGAACACACTTCTGGATGCCTCATCGTGGGCGATGTCCAAGAAAACAACCAAATATTCAGAGATGGGTTTGTTGGAAAAAGTGTTAATGCGTATAAAAGGATTTATCCTGCTATTGCAAAAGCCATAGCTAACGGAGAAGAAGTAACAATTAAATATACTGATTATGATAAATAAATTATTAGGAGGGCTTTTTGGTAAGGTTGTTGACAACGCTGAAGGTATACTTGACGAAGTAATTACAACCGATGAAGAAAGAGAAAAGGTTAAGTTAGAATTAAAAAAAATAATACTTGAAGCAGAGCGTGAAGCTTTTGCTAAAGAAGTAGAAGATAGAAAAGACGCACGATCTTTGTATAAAGACGATGCTTTTATTCAAAAGATATTAGCAGGTCTTTTCACTATAGCTTACTTTGCTTTGACTTATGTTATGTTTCAATATTTTGTTTTACACACTGTGGTTTTAACAGAATATGAGATAGGTTTTATTTCTACAACCTTCGGAGCTATGTCAGCTAAAGTAAACACTATTATTGACTTTTTCTTTGGGGGGAGCAGTAAACAACAAGACTAAATAAATTTACTATCTTTGCATTATTAACTTAAATTTACTAAAATGGAAAAAATCAAAGACGAAGAACTAAAACGTTTACAGGATCTTCACGCAGAGTTTAACAAGGTTAAGTCTCAGATTGGAGATGCTGAATTACAAAAACAAAACCTTATACTAAAGGTTCATGAGCTAAAAGATGAGTTCACGAAATTAGAAAAGGGTTTGATGGAAACATACGGACACGATGCTGTCATAAATTTAGAGACAGGAGAAGTAAAGAAAAAAGAAAATGGCGAAAATAAGTAACACCACTGTTTATCCAAACGTAATACCTGCTGCTGATGACTTTGTTATCTTAACAGATGTTAATGATAATGATAAAACTAAAACAGCTAAGGTTAGCGACTTTCAGTCTTACTTTGGTACATCCAGCTTGGAGGTTACTATAACTTCAGCACAACTTTTAACATCTTTTACTCAACCTGTTGTTCTCCTTACATGTGGAGCTAATGAGTTTATAACTGTTCTTAGTGTTACCCAAAAATATAACTTTGTTACTACTCCTTATGTTTTTGCTGGTGGTAGCAATATACTTATAACTAACAACGGATCTACTGCTGCACCAAATGCACAATACCAACTTAGGACTATTGATGGGGCTGCGGTAAATGAAGTTGGTTCTTCGGTAGGCCCAGTTAAGACTCTATACCCTTTACCAGGGGGAGCTAATAGCTTGACTTTTCAAAGCACTATAGCAAATCCCACTGGAGGAGACGGAACACTGAAATTATCAATACTTTACAGAAAGGTAACAATATAAAGAAAGATGGCTAAAATTGAAAACACTACAGTATATCCTACAGTCACCCCAGCAGCGGATGACTTACTGATCGCAACTGATGTTAGCAACGAAAATAAAACGGTAACATTTTTAGTAAGCGATATAATTGGTGGAACTGGTGTTCTTCAAGGATTACAATCTGTTTTAGATACAGGTAATACAGCTACTGAAAATATAAACCTTACTGGTAATATTACAGTAATAGGTACGGTATATCCAACCACTATTACAGCTGCTGGATCTGTGGGTGCAGCTGGACAGATATTATCTTCTACAGGAACAGGTCTTCAATGGATTAATTCTCCTGCTGTAACTTGTTGTAACCTACAAGACGTGATGACAGTGGGGGCTTCTACTAACATCACTATGGTTACTACCGCTGGTATTACCATGCAGGGAGCTGGTCAAACATTAGCATTGTCTAATAATACAGATATGACTCTTGCAGCAAGCTGTTCTATTACAACAGAGGATGATATTAATTTAGGAGTTGCTTCTATATTAAACTTTGGGACTACTTCTGTAATTAATGATTATTCTGGTAGTACGGGTACAGCGGGACAAGTTCTTACTGTAAACGCTTTAGGAACAGGTGTTCAGTGGAGCACTCTTCCAGCTCAATCAACACCAACTTTACAGCAAGTTTTAACTGCTGGTAATACAGCTACAGGTATAGGTATTGATTTTCTTGGAACATCTACTACTACATTTGGAGCTAATGCTTCTATTGTTTCTAATGGAGGAAACACATGGAATGGGACCAATACATTTACCGCTAACGGAACCACATCCTCAACAGCTGGTATTGTGCTTAGTGGTTCGTTATATGATGGAGCTGGAACAGGAGCTGTTGGGCAGATTTTAACATCTACCGCTACTGGAGTTTCTTGGCAAGCAGCAGGAACAGGATCACAAAATTTACAACAAGTTTTAACTATAGGTAATACTGCTACTTTAGATATTATTACTACAGGTACAATGGATGCAACAACTATTACAGATGGTGCTTCTTCAGTTGGTACAGTAGGTCAGGTTCTTACCTCAACAGGTACAGGATTACAATGGACTACCTTAGCTACTGGTGGTGTAACATCTGTTTCACAAGCGGCTCCATCTGCATCAACAGGTTCTCCACAAACAATATCACCTACTACAGGAGCGGTTGTTGTTACACCTCACACTTATGCTGGTGGTGCTAATGTTGGTTACGTTCCTTCTGGCGGTACAGCTACAACTGTTCTTGCTGGTGACGGTACATGGACTTCTAACGGTCCAATGCATATGGTTACTAAAGAGGTTGGAGGAATTAGAATGGGTGGTTCTGCAAATGATTATTATATTCGTCACAATGTTACTCAAAATACACCCGTATGGAGTATAGGAACTATTAACAGTCTTGGTACATCTTCTCCTAACGCATTAGGAGCGGCTATGACGCAAGCTAACCATCTTGCAGGATTATTTTTTATAAACCCTGGGGTGGGAGGTTCTGGTGTTACGACAGATGATATGGAATTTATGTCTATAAGCGTTTCTTTTACTTCGACTTTAGCCTCATTTACAGCTGGAGTAACATTTACATTTGAGCTTTGGAAAACAGCTGAGTGTGTTAAAGGAACTTATGCAAGAGCTTGGTTTGGAAGTGGTATAGTAAATACTGCCGGTGATATTGTTTGTCAAGATTTAACATCCGTAGGTGGAGGTACTGAGAAGTTAGAACCAGCGACAGCTTACTTTCTGACTGTTAATGTAGATCAAGCTACCGCTAACGATAATTTCCAAGCTAACATCGCTGCTGCTATAAGATATACTCAATAAATTAAAATCAAATGAAATGGACATTAGAAAAATATCAATTGGTGCAGATTATAAGTCTGGCGCTATGCATTACATTGTTGGGCAACCTATCTTAGGAAATACCCACATCATACACCTTATACAAGAACACGAGGAAGGATATAAAATCTGGATTCAAAAAGAAGACGAAATATATCTCTGGAAAGAGTTTCGTAAAACATTACCTATATCTTTAGAATTTAATATTAATTTTTAATGAAGTCACCATTTAGCTTTATCGTAAAAGCATACAATGAGAGACGATATGATAATATTAAAAAAATAGGTGATATAGATTTTATCACCAGTGTTTCTAAAGAAGATCATACCGTTTCAAATAGATTTGCTACAGTAGTGGAAACACCACTACGCTACACAGGTCCTATACAAAAAGGAGACACCCTGTTGGTTCATCATAATGTTTTTAAATATTATAATGACATGAAGGGAAGGGAGAGAAGTGGTAAAAGTTTTTTTAAAGACGATTTGTTTTTTATTGATCCTGACCAGTTCTTTTTATACAAACAAAATGGTAAATGGAATGCTCATGGAAAGTATTGTTTTGTGAAACCTATACCCGCAAAAGAATCGTATATATTTAAAAGAGGAGAAGAGCCTTTGGTTGGAGTGATGAAGTATATCAATCAAGAGTTGTTAGACTTAGGGGTGCAGGAAGGTGATGAGATTTGCTTTCAGCCAGATAGCGAATATGAGTTTGTAGTTGACGGAGAAAAGGTGTATAGGATGTTTACTGAAAATATAACAATGATATTATGATATATTTTGTAGACAATTTTGTAGATAAAGATTTATTTATTATAGCACAAAACTATCTTAATGATGGAGCTTTTGTAAAACATGTTTCTGGAGGAAAAGATTTTTATGTAAAAGAATCACCGAAAGAGTTTGACACTTATATACTAAATAAGATGTCTGAGATTGAGGGTAAAAAACTTCGTAATATATTGAGTTTTTTTAGAGAGTCTACGAATGAGTTGGATGTTACTTGGAGGATACATTCAGACTTAAATATAGCTGGTGAAAAACCTGATCGTGCTTTGGTATTATATATGTCACCCAGAGAAAGAGAAGACCTTCATGGTACAGCTCTATGGGAACACCACAAGTATGGCACAGAGATTCCTAAAAACATATCTAACGAAGATTATGATAAGATGATAAATGTTGATGCTGAGAACTTGGATATGTGGAGATTGAGCTCTGTGGTTGGATACGAACAAAATAGAATTATATCTTATCCTTCAAGTTATTTCCATAGTAAATATCCAAATAAATCTTGGAAAGAAGGTCGTAGAGTTTATGTAATGTTTTATAAGTATGAATAATAAAGAGATAAGAGAAGAGATAATACAAGCCGGAGAAAAGGCTGTAAAGCAACTTATAAAGGTAGCAAAAGAAAATATTATTAAGCCAGACCCAAATGATGAGCTTGCTGCTGATAGATTAAAAAATGCGGCAGCCACTAAAAAGCTTTGTATATTTGATGCGTTTGAGATATTGAAAAGAATCGAAGAAGAGAAGACGTTATTAGAAGGAGGAACATTAGAAGTTAAGAGTAATAAACCAAAGGGATTTGCCGAGTCAAGATCAAAATAATTTATATAGGAAGTTAGATAAGTTTATTCCTAAGTCTGTTCTGGTAAACAAAAACAGAGCTAAGAGTTGGCTGTATGGATATAATCCTAAGTATGATGTTGTGGTTATTTCACGAAGTGGAGAGATTCAAGATGTGATAGAAATAAATGGATTAAAAATAGCTTTGCCAAAACCTCCAAAAGAAGTACATTCAATATCCAAAAATAAAGCAGACCAATACTGGGAGCCTTTTGAATATAGTAAAGAGCTTTCAAGAATCAAATCTATATTCCAGTGGCACGAAACTCCAGATCAATTCAAATCTAAATGGGTTGATTATATAGAGCAAGAATTTGATAGAAGAGAATATGGCTTCTGGTTTATGAATAATGGAGAGCCTACCTACATAACAGGAACCCATTACATGTATTTGCAATGGACTAAAATTGATGTGGGGCATCCTGACTTCAGAGAGGCAAATAGAATCTTTTACATATTCTGGGAAGCTTGCAAAGCAGACAAAAGAAGTTTCGGAATGTGTTATCTTAAGATTAGACGTTCTGGTTTTTCATTCATGAGTTCAAGCGAAGGTGTTAATATGGCTACCATAACCAAAGATGCAAGGGTAGGTATATTATCTAAAACTGGTTCGGATGCAAAAAAAATGTTTACCGATAAAGTTGTTCCTATATCTAACAACTACCCATTCTTTTTCAAACCTATTCAGGATGGTATGGATAAACCCAAAACAGAACTTGCCTATCGTGTTCCAGCGTCCAAGATTACAAAAAAGAACATGTATCAAATAGAAGATACAGAATTAGAAGGTCTTGACACAACTATTGATTGGAAGAACACAGGAGACAACAGTTATGATGGTGAAAAATTAAGACTGCTATTACACGATGAAAGTGGTAAGTGGGAAAAGCCAGATAATATTTTAAATAACTGGAGGGTAACAAAAACTTGTTTAAGATTAGGTAGAAAGATTATAGGTAAATGTATGATGGGTTCTACGTCAAATGCTTTAGATAAAGGAGGTAATAACTTCAAGGCTTTATACATGGATTCTGATCCAACCAAACGTAACTCTAACGGACAAACTAAAAGTGGACTGTATAATTTATTTATTCCAATGGAATGGAATATGGAGGGATTTATAGATAAATATGGAGCTCCTGTTCTTAGAACACCTATCGAACCTGTAATTGGTATTGATGATGAATACATAGATATGGGGGCTGTTGATTATTGGGAAAATGAAGTTGAATCTTTATCTCAAGATCCTGATGCTTTGAATGAATATTACAGGCAGTTTCCAAGATCTGAATCTCATGCGTTTAGAGACGAGAGTAAACAGTCTATATTTAACTTAACAAAAATATATCAGCAAATTGATTATAACGATTCTTTAATTATGGATCATCACTTAACCAGGGGTTCTTTTCATTGGAAAGATGGAATAAAAGATTCTAAGGTTATATGGACACCAGATAGAAGAGGTAGGTTTTTAGTTAGCTGGACACCGCCACCAGGATTACAAAATCATGTTATTAAAAAGAATAATGGTAAATATCCGGGTAACGAACACATTGGTTGTTTTGGCTGTGACTCCTATGATATATCAGGGGTTGTCGTGGGCAAAGGCTCTAATGGTTCTTTGCATGGGTTAACAAAATTCAATATGGCTGAAGCTCCAAGTAATGAGTTTTTTTTAGAGTATATTGCCAGACCACAAACAGCTGAAATATTTTTTGAAGAAGTATTAATGGCTTGTATCTTTTATGGCATGCCTTTGCTGGCTGAGAATAATAAACCTCGACTTCTTTATCATTTTAAAAACAGAGGTTATAGGGGTTTTTCAATGAACAGGCCTGATAAAGTGTATAATAAATTATCAAAAACAGAAAGAGAGTTAGGAGGTATTCCTAACACATCTGAAGATGTAAAGCAATCACACGCAGCCGCTATAGAATCCTATATTGAAAAATATGTAGGTATGGATTTAGACGGTTCTTTCAGAGAACAAGATGATATGGGATCAATGTTATTTATGAAGACTCTGGAGGACTGGGCTAAGTTTGATATAAGCAATCGAACTAAGTTTGATGCGGCTATAAGCTCAGGGTTAGCAATTATGGCTAATCAGAAATACTTATACACACCTTCTAAACAAAAATCAAAAATAAGTATTAACTTTGCAAGATACAACAATAGTAGCAGTATTAGTCAAATAATATGAAAGGAATCCAAGTAGACATTAAAGCGGCAACCTTTCCAGATCAGTTTGCGTCCGATAAAGATAAGGCCACAGAAGAGTTTGGATTACAAGTAGGTCAAGCAATACAATATGAATGGTTTAGAAGAGACGGGATGTCTTGTCGTTTCTATAGCCAATTTTTAGAATTTCACAAATTAAGATTATACGCTCGTGGAGAGCAATCTATAGCTAAGTATAAAAATGAGTTAGCGATAGATGGAGATTTATCTTATCTTAACTTAGACTGGACGCCTGTCCCTATTATACCTAAGTTTGTTGACATTGTTGTAAACGGAATGTCTGACAGATTGTTTGACGTTAAGTGCTACGCTCAAGACGCTCTTTCTGCTGAAAAAAGAAATGAGTTCCAAAACATGGTTCAGGACAACATGATTGCAGCTCCCTTATTTCACCAGATTCAAAAAGACTTTGGTGTTAATCCATTTGAAGTAGATCCAGGGGAGCTTCCTGAAAACGATACAGAGATGGAATTATATATGCAGATGAATTACAAACCATCTGTAGAGATAGCTAATGAAGTAGCTATTAACACTATGCTTGATGAAAGTCATTATAGTGAAACCAGAAAAAGAGTTGACTATGATATTACAACTTTAGGTTTAGGTGTTTGTAAGCATACATTTCAGGAGGGTGACGGAATCCGTGTGGAGTATGTAGACCCAGCAAACGTGGTTTACAGCTATACTGAAGACCCTTATTTTAAAGATTGTTTCTATTGGGGTGAAGTTAAGAATGTTCCTATTACAGAGCTATTAAAAATAAACCCTGATCTTACTGAGGATGATTTAAGAGAAATATCACAGTACAGTCAGGCTTGGTACAACTATTATAATGTTGGTCAGATATATGCAAACAGTATGTTTGCTAAAGACACTTGTACGTTGCTATATTTTAATTACAAAACAACAAACAGTTTTGTATATAAGAAAAAGCAAATGAATGATGGAAGTTTTAAAACTGTAGAAAAAGATGATCAGTTTAATCCTCCACAAGAGATGCAAGAAGAAGGTTCTTTTGAAAAAGTTGAAAAAAGAATAGACGTTTGGTATGACGGAGTGATGGTCATGGGCACCAACTTCCTGTTAAAATGGGATATGATGAAAAATATGGTTAGACCAAATTCGGCTAATCAGTTTGCTATGTCTAATTATGTGGCTTGTGCTCCAAGAATGTATAAGGGAGTGGTTGAGTCATTAGTAAAAAGAATGATTCCTTTTGCAGACCTTATTCAAATAACACACTTAAAAATACAACAAGTTGTAAACAGAGTTGTTCCAGATGGTGTATTTATTGACGCTGATGGATTAAACGAAGTAGATTTAGGTACAGGAAATGCTTACAATCCAGAAGATGCTTTAAGATTATATTTCCAGACAGGTTCTGTTGTAGGTAGAAGTTATACTCAAGACGGTGAGTTTAATAATGCTAAGGTTCCTATTTCACAGTTAACATCCAATAGTGGTGCTTCTAAAATGCAAATGCTTATTGGTAATTATAATCATTACCTTAATATGATTAGATCTGTGACAGGACTTAATGAAGCACGTGATGGTTCAACTCCAGATCCTAACTCTTTAGTTGGAGTTCAAAAACTTGCGGCTTTAAATTCTAACACCGCTACAAGACACATATTAGATGGTAGTTTATTTATTACTAAAACATTAGCGGAGGCTTTATCACTAAGAATCGCTGACGTATTAGAATATGCAGACTTCAAAGATGAGTTTGCAATGCAGATAGGTAAATATAACTTAGGTATATTGGAAAAGATAAAAAATCTTTACATATATGACTTTGGTATATTTATTGAGATGTCTCCAGACGAAGAGCAAAAAGCATTGCTTGAGCAAAACATTCAAATGGCACTATCTCAAAAAGATATTAGTTTAGAGGATGCTATTGATATTAGAGAGATGAAAAACCTTAAGATGGCTAATCAGCTTCTTAAAGTTAAGAGAAAGCAGAATGCAGCTCAAAAGCAGCAGATGGAGGCTCAAAAACAACAGATGGCAGCTCAAGGTCAAATGCAGGTTCAACAGGCAGCTGCTCAAACAGCTATGCAGAAAATGCAAGCTGAAACACAATCTAAAATGCAGATAGCACAAGCTCAAGCAGCTATGGCTATTGAAAAAATGAAAAATGAAGCAGCATTAAAACAACAGTTAATGCAGGTTGAATTTAATTACAATATGCAGTTGAAAGGTATGGAGCAGTCTCAGATGGATTCTCGTGAAGAAATGCGTGAAGAGGGTAAGTCCAAAAGGATAAGTCAGGCAAATACAGAACAGTCTAAATTGATACAGCAGAGAAAAAATAACACATCTCCTATAAACTTTGAATCTAACGAAGATAGTTTAGATGGGTTTGATTTCTCTGAGTTTAACCCTCGATAATAGGGCTAAAACAAATAAATAAATAAGTAGTAAATTTGTAAAAAATTAAATTTAATAAAATGGAAAACAACGAAACACCTAAATTCACAGTAAAATCTGTGGAAGCGGTTGAAGAAAAATCAACTCAACAAGTTGAACAAGAACTTCTTAATAAACATGAGGAGTCTTTAAATGTTGAGGAGTCTTCACCGGAGACTGATAAAGTAGAGGTAAGTAGCAATACTGAAACTACTACAGAAACTAAAGAAGAGCCACAAGAGCAATCAGGTGGTTTAGAAGATAAAGATGTTCTTGATTATATCAAGAATAGATATAACAAAGAAATAAATTCTGTTGAAGATTTATTTGCTCAAAGAGAGGAAAATGAAGAATTACCAGAAGATGTTTCAGCGTTCTTTAAATATAAAAAAGAAACAGGAAGAGGTATCCAGGATTACATGAACCTTCAAAAGGATTATGATGAAATGGAAGCTGATTCTGTTATTGCTAACTATTACGCTCAGACTGAAGAAGGTTTAGATGAGATCGATATTCAAGATCTTATGGATGACAGATTCGGTTATGAAGAGGATGTTGATGATGAAAGAGATATCAAAAAGCGTAAGTTAGCACACAAACGAGAACTTGCGAAAGCGAAAAAGTTCTTCAAGGAGCAACAAGAACAATTTAGAATCCCTCTTGAGTCAAGTGGGGAGGCTGGTTCACCGGAGCAAAGAGAAGAGTTTAATCGTTACAAAAGTTATGTAGAGGACTCCCAAACTCGTGAGGAGCAAATGAAAAAGAGGTATGACTGGTTTGTTGATAAAAGCCAAGAGGTTTTTAGCAGTGATTTTGAAGGTTTTGATTTTACTGTCAACGACAAACAATATACCTACAAACCTGGTGACGGTCAGGAATTATTCAACAGACAGAAGGATGTAAATAATTTTATACAACCTTATTTAGATTCTGAGACTGGAATGATGAAAGACGCCCAAGGATACCATAGAGCAATGTCAATTGCTATGAATCCTGAAAGGTTTGCTAAATTTTTCTATGAGCAAGGTAAAGCGGAAGCTATTGATGATGTTTCTAAAAAATCAAAAAACATTGATATGGTTCGCAAAGCCCCTCAGTCTATGAATAAGAACGGACTTAAGATCCGTGCTATTGGAGACACAAGTAGTGGAAAGGGCCTCAAGATAAAAAGTATTAAAAAAGTTTAACATTAAAAATTTAAAACGATGGCTGTAAATCCAACTCCAGGTTTTAACTTAATCCCATCTGCGGAAAGAGTTCCAACCTCATCAAATTACATTACCAACTTTGACTTTTTAAATCAGTATCTTCCTGATACTTATGAAAAAGAGTTTGAAAGATATGGTAATAGATCAGTTTCTTCATTCTTAAGAATGGTAGGAGCTGAAATGCCTACTAACTCTGACATGATCAAATGGGCAGAGCAAGGTAGATTACACATTAAATATGTACAATGTACATCAGCAGCAGCTGCTGCACAAGATGTTGCTACATGGACAATCGGTGACAACCTTACTCCTGTTATTCCAGGTGGAGGTACTACTACTGCTGGTCAAGGTGGTATAGCACTAAGAACAGGTCAAACAGTGATGATTTCAGATAACACTGCTGGTTCTAACCTTACTAACAAAGCTGTTATTACTAATGTAGATTATGCTGCTGGTACTATTGATGTAGCTTACTACGAAGCTGGTGGTCAAACAATGGCTAATGCTGTTCAATGTACTATCTGGATCTACGGATCTGAGTTCAAGAAAGGAACTCAAGGTATGGTTGAATCATTAGAATCTGATGACTTCATCTTCGACAACAAGCCTATTATCATCAAAGATAAGTACGCTGTTAACGGTTCTGACATGGCTCAAATCGGATGGATCGAGATTACTTCTGAAGACGGTGCTTCAGGTTACCTATGGTACATGAAGTCTGAGCACGACACAAGACTTCGTTTCGAAGACTACTTAGAGACTGCTATGATCGAAGCTGTTCCTGCTGAAGTAGGTTCAGGAGCTATTGCTTCATTAGGTCAAGCTGGTGTAGCTGGTTCTGCTGGTTCTGAAGGAGTATTTTACTCAGTACAGCAAAGAGGTAATGTATACGGTGGTGGAAACCCTGTAGCATTAGCTGACTTTGATGCTGTAATTCAGAGATTAGATAAGCAAGGTTCTATTGAAGAAAATGTAATCTTTGTTAACCGCCAGTTCGGTTTCGACATTGACGATATGTTAGCTGCTCAAAACTCTTACGGAGCGGGCGGTACTTCATATGGTTTATTCGATAACGATGAAGAAATGGCTCTAAACTTAGGTTTCACTGGATTCAGAAGAGGTTATGACTTCTACAAGTCTGACTGGAAATACCTTAACGATCCTACAATGAGAGGTGGTTTAACTGCTGGTGCAATCAACGGACTTATGGTTCCTGCTGGTTCTACTACAGTTTATGACCAAATCTTAGGTAAGAACGCTAAGCGTCCATTCTTACACGTAAGATATAGAGCTTCTGAAACTGAAGATAGAAGAATGAAAACTTGGATCACTGGTTCTGCTGGTGGAGCAAGAACATCTTCTTTAGATGCGATGGAAGTTAACTTCTTGAGTGAAAGATGTGTATGTACTTTAGGTGCAAACAACTTCTTCATCTTCCAAGATGCTTAATAAATGATTGAGAGGAGGGGGTAACCCCTCCCTCTTTTTTTAACTTTAATTTAATTATAATAAAATGAAAACTAAAAAGATTTATGTCGATAAGACATACAGACTAAAAAGAGAAGCAGCGCCACTTACCTTTATGCTGTCTTCTCATAATACCAGAAGAAAACCCCTTTTACATTTTGATGAAGACACTGGAACAAACCGAGCTCTTCGTTATGCAAGAAATCAAAAGAGTCCGTTTGAGGACGAGCAAGATGGTAATGCTATATTAGAGCCTGTAATTTTTGAAGATGGGATGTTACACGTTCCAAAAAACAATCAAGTATTACAAGAGTTCTTATATTATCATCCATCAAGAGATTCTATTTACGAAGAAGTTAACAATGAAAGAGATGCCGCTGAAGATGTAGAGGTATTAGAGCAAGAGTTAAATGCTCAGATTATAGCTTCTGAGTTAGAGTTTGATAAAATGCTTTCTGTATCAAGAGTATTATTAGGTGGTAGATCAGAGCTTCTTAGCACTTCTGAGCTTAAAAGAGATATACTTCTTTTTGCTAAGAGAGATCCTTATACTTTCTTAGAAGTTGTAAATGATCCTGATCTTGAGTTTGAAGATGAAGTTAGACAGTTCTTTACAGAAAAACTTCTTTCTTTTAGAAACAAGAAAAAAGATGTTTACTTTAACTTGCCTGGAAACAAAACCAAAATGTTAACCATACCATTTGGAGAAGATCCATACCACGTTGTGGCTTCGTATCTTAAGACAGATGAAGGTGTTGACGTATACAAGGGGCTGGTTAAGAAGATAAAATAAATAGCTATCTTTGCTTTTTATTAACCCATTAAATTTTTTAACAATGGACAAATTTTTATCAGTGCCTGTAACAGGCCAAACAAACTTCTTAGTTAGCGTTTCGGATGTAATCGCTGTAACAAGAACAAGTGGTACAGAGACTATTATCACTTACAACAGTGGAAATACAGCGACATTTACACATGCTGCTGAAGGTTTTACTAATGAAATGAGAGACTCTTTGCAAAACGCTATGACTTTAGCATTGCAAACTTCTTGGACAAATGTGGTTGCAGACTATGTTCCAGCAAAAGCGGTTTCTGCAATAGCAATAGCGTAATATAATGGCAAAGTATGTAAGCGTACAAGTTCCTATTTTAGCCGGCTCTACTGCAACAGGGCCAGCTATAAAAGATAGTGGAACTACCGATGCTGCGGTAGCAGGAAAATTGACTCAGAGTGGTCAAAACTTTCTTACTACAGTAGTGGTGGGTGATGTTGTATTTATTAACGCAAGTGGTGTTTCAGGACACCCAATAAGACAATCTGCTACAGTTACTGCTGTAGATAGTGACACTGCATTAAGCCTTTCAGGAGCTGCTCTTCCTGCAACAGGTACAGGTGGATTATCTGCTTCAGGTACTGCTTATGCAATTGTTGCTGCCGCTGATGTTAAAAAAGCTGAACTATCAGGTGGAGGCTTTTTAGGAGTGGTAGAGGCTGGAGACATGCTTGTAAATACTACTACAAACCGAAACATTGTTATTTCAAAAGTTGTTAGCAACACTGAACTTGAGCTTTCTCAAGCTGGTGGCGTTATTAACGGAGATAACTTTTTTGTTTTATCAGACAGAGAAACTGCTGGTAACAGAAAGGTTAGAGTTGACAATGCTACGTTAATTAGAGGTAATGCCGCTAATGGACAATTAACTGTTCACTACAAAAGAGGTGCTACCAACCAAAAATTAGCAATGGATTTAGGAGACGCTCCTTCCGCTGCTTTTGACGTTTTCTCTACTGAATTTAAAAAGAAAGCAGAGTTAGCGTTACAAGACAATTGGAGAGAGGTTTCTATTACAATGCCTTATGTATCTTCAGACGGTACTCAAGGTATTCAGTGGATCTCAACATTCACATTCTCTTAATCGAGAAATACTTGTTTTAAGAGAGGCTCTAAAAAATTAGGGCCTCTTTTTTTTTGTTATCTTTGTAGAAAGTTTTTTTTATGTCACTAATAAACTCGGTAAGAAATACAGTTCTGGCTATAGCCAACAAGAACAACTACGGATATATATCTCCTCAAGACTTTAACCTGTATGCTAAACAAGCTCAGATGGACATGTTTGAGGATTACTTTTATTCGTACAATAATTGGATTAATAGAGAGAATAGTCGTACATCAGGTACAGGGTATGCTGATATAATAAAAGGATTAGAAGAGGTTATTGATACTTTTTCTGTTCAAGCTTTTTTAACACCTTCAAACCCTGTTGTAGGAACGTCTGGATTATCTGGGACTAATGTTTATAATCTTCCATCCGACTATTATTTAATAAATAAGTTATTTAGATTTCCTAATCTAAAGACTGTTGGATCAATGATTCCAAATCCTTTAGCTCCAAACACACTAACAGATCCAGCTGCTGATTTTCTTGCATTAGGTATACAGCCTAATGATATAGTGGTTAGTTTAGATCCGACAGGAATTACCCCATATCCAGAGACTGGATACCCTGGTCTTGAGGGATTGGTTAGAAATTTACAAAACCCAAGTGTTACCACTTCTCAGCTGGAGATAGATGGACGAATATTTCCTAATCCATTAGGGTTACCTTCATTGAAATATGCTATCTACGGACCTAAAATAGTTGAGGTAGAAAGAGTAACTCATGCAAAGATTCATAATCTTTTAATGTCTAACTTAACATATCCTAAACCAGGCTATCCGTGTTACGTTTTAGATGGAAATCAGGTAACTGTTTATCCTCACTTTTGGGATGGTTTAAACATACCTTTCACTCCTTCTACTACCTACCTTGGTGTAATTGATGTAAAAGCTCAGTATATAAGATACCCTAAAGCTCCTCAATGGACATTTGTTACACTATCTGGAGGGGAACCTTTATTTAACCAGTCAAACACTTCTTATCAAGACTTTGAACTACCACTTTCAGACGAACCTGCTTTAGTTGCAAAGATTTGTCAGTACGTTGGTATAGAGATTAGAGAGGCTGAGGTTGTAGAGTTTGGATTAGGGGAAGAGAGGGTTAACACGCAAGAAACAAGTTAATTATGTCATATATAACAGATTATCAATATTACGAAAACAATCAAAACGTACCTACAGATGCGAACTGGGGTTCTTATCAATATGTGTCATTAGATGATATTGTTAACAACTTCATGTTGATGTTTCAAGGTAATAATGAACTAATAAATAATATAAATAGGTATCAAGTTTTATTCTTTGCAAAAAGAGCAATACAAGAGTTAAACTATGATGCAATGAAAGAAATAAAAATTCTTCAACTACAAGTATGCGATCAACTTAGATTTGTTCTTCCTCCTGATTATGTAAACTGGGTAAGAATATCGTGTTACAAAGATGGTCTACTTAGACCTTTAACGGAAAACATACAAACAAATTGGAGTGACGCTTACTTACAAGATCACAAGTGTAGAGTTTTGTTTGATATATATGGAGATGTATTAAAACCAAATAACTCTAAATTAGATATAGACAGGATAACTAATCAAAAGAAAAGTATTTACCTGAACGAGGGTAGTCCATACAACGGTGCGATGGGTTATTATTATGATGGGGGTTGGTATTTTGACTACGAGATTGGTGCTCGATTTGGATTAAACACAGAGACTGCCAACAGCAACCCGACATTCAGTATTAATAAAAAGGGAGGAGTTATCAATTTCAGTTCTGGAGTATCGGGTGAGTTGGTGGTTTTAGAATATGTTTCTGATGGTATGGAGAAAGGAAATGATTCCGATGTTAGTGTAAATAAATTGTTTGAAGAATATATTTATGCTGCTATTAAATACTCTCTGCTAAACAATAGAATATCTGCTCAAGAGTATATTATAAACAGAGCGAGAAAAGATAAGTCATCTCTTTTAAGAAATGCGAAACTAAGAATTAGTAATATGCACCCTGGCAGATTGTTGATGAACTTGAGAGGACAGGCTAAAATAATAAAGTAATATGCTTATACAAACTAATTTCATCGCTGGTAAAATGAACAAAAGCGTTGATGAACGCTTAGTTCCTGTTGGAGAATATGTAGACGCTCTCAATGTAAGATTGGGTTCTACAGAGTCTACTGAGATTGGTGCTGTAGAAAATTCAAAAGGAAACACAGCTTTAACAACTATACAGCTTCTTAATCAACCTGGAAGTATGGCTAACGCTCGTTGTATTGGAGCTTATGAGGATGGTATAAATGAAACTATATATTGGTTTGTACATAACCCTTCTTGTCCGTTTTCACCTTCAGGTAAAGCGGATATGATTTTATCATTTAACACTAACTCCAACTCTTTAACATATCATGTGGTTAGTCAAGATGATGGAACATCTAACAATACTACTTTAAATTTTAGTGGAACGCATTTAATAACAGGAGTTAATAAGATTAATGATCTCTTGTTTTTTACAGATGATCTGAACCCTCCAAGATATATAAACGTAACACGAAACTACGCTTTACCTTCACCTGTTGATGGTTTTGTAGAAGAAGATATATCTGTTATAGTAAAACCTCCCGGGTTTGAAACAACATCTCCTTTAGATCCTTTACCTGCTCCATTTTTAGAATTGATAAAAGATACTACTGAGTTTTCAAACTACATAGAGGAAAGATTTTTATGTTTTGCATATAGATATAGATATGAAGATGGGGGATATAGTGCAACATCTTTATTTACTAACCCAGCTTTTGAGCCTCGTGATTTTGCTTTTAGTTTTGAAACTTTTAAAAATGAAGGTATGTTAAACAAGTTTAACAAGGTTAAGCTTTATTTTAACACGGGATCTAAAAGAGTAAAAGAGGTACAGCTTTTATACAAAGAAGCTGAAAGTAATACTATATTTATTATAAAAAAATTAAACAAAGCAGACCTTGGAATATCTAACGATGTTGTTGATACTATTACTTTTATAAATAGTGAGATACTTACAGTGATTGGTTCTGATGAGCTTTTGAGATTATACGATAATGTTCCAAAATTAGCTAAAGCTCAAACTATACAAGGAAATAGATTAATGTATGGAAACTATGTTGATCAATATGATGTTACTTTGGTAGAAGGAGGAAGCACTATTCAAATGGATTATTCTGTTGATCCTGAAATAAATAATTTTGGTGGTGAGGTTTTACCGGGCCCAACTGGTAGTAGTCAAATTTATAATGTTGATCCAACCTCTGCAACAACAGTTATAGATGCTCGTGTAACATTTGATTTATCATCGGTGCCCACCCCTATTGCAGCAGGAACTGTTTTTAGCTTTAGTTTACCAATGCAAAATGTGCAAACCATTCATAATGGTGGACCTGCTATTGTTAACACTGCTATACCTGATTTTGTAATAAACTTTACTTTTGGTACTCCTACGACTTATGGTACAGTAAATGATATGCTTACTTCCGCTGAGTTTTCTGCTGCTGTAGGAAATGCTGGTAACGTTCAGGATTTATTACCTTATACCAATCCTGTTCAACCTATATGGTCTCCTGTTGCTAATCAAGGAAACCCAGCGCAATCGGATTTCACACTAACAGGTACTTTTAATAATGCAATTCCTTTTTACAGAGATATAGCAGCATCACCCTCTACACCTATTTTAGTAAACACAGCAATAACAAACTCCTGTGGTCCTGTTCCAGGTCCTCCACAGGGTTACAACCCTAACGTAAATGATCCAAACTTTGGGTGTATAGGTCAGAATGAACCTTTTGGTTTGAACGTAGTGGGTAATTCATTTACACTAACAGCTTTAGCTGCTCAGTATTACTTTGATGATTCTTTATTATTACCTGCTCCAAATACTGGTGTTCCTACATTAGGACCTCCAGCTACAGTGGTAAGTAATCAGTATGATTATTTTGCATTTAACATAGCGGGTTGTAACGGAGGTTATACTCAGTTTGAATCACAAGGAAGTTTACATAGTCATAGAGATTATGAGGTAGGTGTGGTTTATATGGATAGTTTTGGTAGATCATCTACTGTATTAACATCTATAACAGATAGCTGTTTTATACCTGCTTTTGCATCAACTAAGAAAAACACAATAAAAGTTACGCTAAATAATTTAGCTCCTTACTGGGCTGAAAAATACAAGTTTGTAATCAAACCAAGTAAGGGTGATTATAACAATATATGGAGTGCGTTAGTTTTTGAGCAAACTGGATGTAACCCTAATGCAACACCCAGTGGGTTTCCAACGGAATGCGGTCCAGAGCCCTTTATTCCGGAGCCAGGTAGTTTCCTTTTTAAATTAGATGGTGATTCTCAAAATTTAGTTTCAGCTGGAGATACTCTTGTAGTAAAAAGAGATGCTGCTGGAGCAGTACCTGGATATGCAACCGCAGAAGTATTAGATAAATTTGCTTGTTATTCAGGACAAATAAACGGAGGTAATCCTCCCGGTACATATATAAAATTAAAAGCAAATGGGTGGCAGGCGATTGATCCAAATGCACCACCTAATATAAATCAAACTGTAACCAGGGTAAATGGTAGTGAGGGCAACTGTAATAATACTGGCGCAACACCTTCAATTACAGTTACAACAGCTGCTACAACTTTAACAGCTGGATCTTCTATAAAAATTAGAGTAAAGACAGAGCGTGGGGGTGGCGGTGGTAACTGTAATGATAATTTATTAGAGTGGAGTAGTGGATTTGTTACAATACCTCAAAACTACCAAACATTACATCAAGCGCTGCTTGGATTGAATTTTGGAAACATGGTAAATATAAATACCGCCTCTCAAGTTGATGACTATGGTGGTATATTGTTTGATCCTGCTTTATATGGACCTGGTGGTAACGGTCAAAACAACCCTCCAACAAACTGTTTTGTGGGTCAGATTTATGTTTATGATGATGGAGCTTCTAACCAAAGTGTAAGATGGCAGTCAGGAAACCCTCGTTGTGATGAAATGATCTTAACGTGGTTAAATAGAAACTGGAGAGAAGATGCTACAAATACATTATCGGTAAATGTTAATTTTTCTTCTGGAGTTTTTTGTTTTGAAACAGAACCTCAAGTTGCTGATCCTAACTTATTTTTTGATGCTTCAGATTTTATGGATATTGAAACGCATCCTGTTAGTGGTTTTAAATTTCACCAAGCTAAACAGACTTTTCAACCTACTGGAGGTGGTGGAGCGGGGGGTTATGTATTATCTCCTGGATCACAAAATCAAGCTTTAAATGCAACCGGAACTCAACAAGTAACATCTTTAGAAACCGTTTTAGATTTTAGAAATTGTTATGTTTTTGGGAATGGAGTAGAAAGTATGAGAATAGAGGACAGAATAGATGGTAAATCCTTTAATCTTGGAAACAGAGTTTTAGCTCCTTCTAATCAAGACTTTGTTGAGGCAGATAGATACGCTTCAATGACTTATAGTGGTGTATATATTGACTCGGCTAATAGTAACAATCTAAATGAGTTTAATCTTGGATTAGTTAATTATAAAGATTTAGAATCTACTTTTGGTCCTATAATGAAAATGCACTCTCGTGAGACAGATATACTTGTGTTACAAGAAGATAGAATATCATATGTTTTATCAGGGAAGAATGTTGTAACTGACTCTACCGGGGGCGGTGCTATCGCTTCAGTTCCTGAAGTTTTAGGAACACAGATAGCTCGTATAGAAGAATATGGTATAAGTTTTAACCCTGAAAGCTTTGCTCAATGGGGACACCAAACATATTTTACAGACACGAAAAGAGGAGCTGTTATTCAATTAAGAGGAGGTACTCGTGGTGAATCAATAACTGTGGTATCTCAACAAGGAATGAGATCTTTCTTTAGAGATCAATTTAATGCTCAGCTTACTACTCAAAAATTAGGAGGATACGATCCTTATATGAATGAGTATGTTTTAAGTACAAATAACATAGGGGTTGATGTTCCTGTTATAGCTGTTCCTTGTGGTCAGGTAATATCTCAACAAGGCGCTTCAGTAGGAAGCACTTATAATGTTAATGTAGGCACTGGTATAGGAACAGTAAATATACCATATATTATTACAGCAGGTCAAGTTAGTATTAGTATTGAGTGGAACGGTGCGGTAGTTGCTTCTACTACTACCTCTACATCAGGATCTCTTTCTTTCACTAAAACAAGTAATAGTCCAAATATTGTTACAGTAACTGTTACTCCAGTATCAGTTAGTAGTGCTACATATAATATTAATGTAGAATGTCCTGTAGAACCTCCTTTAAATATAATAAGAGTAGTTGTAAATAGCCCAACATATGCGGGATCTACTTTACATATTGAACACGACTGGCAGGATCCTTTTACAGTTAGTCCGTTTCAACAAACAAGTATTGTTCTTAATGCTTCAAACCCTACATCTTTTTATGACAACACGCCTGGCTTCCAAGGTTCAGGAGTATTCCCATATAACGGATCTTCAGTTAGATTAAAAACAAAAAAACTGCCTGGAGATACTTTTGATTTTGATCCAGCTACTAACAACTTTAAAATATTATCAAGTAACACTTTATATCAAAATAACACTGCTGATATAAATACTTTATTAGGATTATCTACAAATGTAATACCTGTAAACAGCCCTAACGCTACAACTTTTGAAGCTACAGAAATAGGAACTCTTTCTGGAGGAACATTTACAATACCACCTGCTAATCAATTCTTATACTTAGTTTGGGATTTAAGAAATATCTCAAATCAACTACTTTGTTACAGTGCTACATCGGCAGCTGACGCTTGTTGTAATTGTAATACTCCATGTAGTAAAGCTGACTTCAGCCCTGTTCAACAGAATATAGGCCAGGTGTGCTTAACAAATAACAATGCATTTGGATCAGATTCAAAGTCATTCAATGGAAGCGGTAATATTCCTGTTGTTGGAGATATTGTATTTAATGATCCAAACAACGTTTGTGATCCATCTTTTGGCTATCCTTCTGCTGGATATTACATTGTGGATCAAACAACACCAGCACCTAACCCTAAAAACTGGATAGAGATAGGGGCTAACGGATTAGTAATTAACTCAGGAACCTGTTAAAAATTTAATATATGCCTTTCCCACCTCAACCCTTTTATTTTGATACCATAACATTCCAAACAGCAACGGATGTGTGGTTAGATGCGGCTTTAACAAGTCCAGCACCAGACGGTTATTATGCTCAATCTGGAATCTATAGAGAAAAATCTGGAGGAGTTTTAGGTCCTGTTCAAAGCTGCCCTACATGTGGGGTGACTTGTAATACATCGATATCAGCAACTGGTGGTGCAGGAGTGTATTCTGTTTCTTATGATGTTGGAAATAGTGTAGGGGCTGTTGTTATTCAATTTTCACCAATGAGTATACCTGATAAACTTACATGGACTTATGATGGCACAAGTGCTTCAGAGTATTCTTCTATTCTTAACGGGTATGCTCAAGGGTTAATAGGTACTGTAGCTGCTGGGTCGACTCTACCAGACCCTATAACTAACGCTAACGGTAGTAATGGAGCTACTTATTCTGGGTTAAACTATACTTATGATAATTCAACTGGTACTTTTATTTCTTCAACTCCTACAACTATAGGCCCTTATACAAATGCTTTAGCTGGGGGAGTAACTCTTGACCCTACTAATCAAGGTTATCATCCTATCACCTTCTTGGTCCCAAACCCGGCTGTTATGGTTGTTCCTAAAATAAATTCTGCGGTAACAACTGTAGATATGGTAATAGAAGGACCAGGCGCTGCTACCCAATGGGATTTGGTAGCATATTGTCCAAGAGCACTTAATCGCTTTGATGCTAATGTTGCTGGTGGTTCGTGTAGCGGAACTTTTCCTGGGGGAAATGATATTTATACCTGCTCGGTAGATCCTTTTACAAATGGAACATCTAATTTAACAACTGGAAATGTGGTTAATTATTTAACGGTGGGAGACTGGGTATTCTCGGATCAAAATGGGGTTAATCAGAAACCTGCGGGGATATACCCTGTTAATGAACCAAGTAGTGGTTTGATAAAATGTGTTACAGTAAGCGGTAATGGAGTAATAACAAATATAACAACCTGTGCAGGTAGTTGTTAAAATAATATAATATGGCACAAGCAAGAACATTAACATACGCAGAAGACGTCCAAGGGTGGCCTTCTTTTTACTCATACTTAGCAGATTATATGATAGGTATGAATGGTTTTTTTTATACTTGGAGCGGAGGAAATTTATACAGACATAATACCAATAATACCAGAAACAACTATTATGGTGTTCAATACAACTCTACAATTACTGGGGTTCTTAATATAGAACCAAAAACCATTAAGTTATTTAAGACAATGTCGTATGAAAGCGATGATGCTTGGGCGTGTACTAACTTGTTTACTGATCTTGGAGATGGCTCCATGTTATCCACATATTTTCAACAAAAAGAAGGAGAGTGGTTTACTTTCTTAAGAGAAAACTCCACAACAAGAGATTACAAAGACAGAAATGTAAATGGTATTGGAGAAGCATCAAATGTTACAGGCCCTGCCAATGCTGTGGTAATTACATTCCCTGCAAGTGTTCCTGTAGGAACTATTATTAGTGCTGGTGATTATATTTATTTTGGTACAGCACCTACATATGTCGGTCAAATAGATCCGTTAGTAGGGGTTGTTGATTTTGTAAATAACAGTATAACTGTGGACACTACAGTGCCAGAACCAGCTACAGGTAACGCTGGTACAGCTCCTAACATAGGTGATTTTATATTTTATTTTAAAGATGTAGTAGCAGAATCACATGGAGCAAGAGGTTACTTTATGCAGTTTACACTTCAAAACACAAACACTCAAGCGGTTGAGTTATTTGCAGTTGGTAGCAGTGTAATGAAAAGTTTTCCATAGATTTTATTATCTTTGCATAAATGAAATTTACTATAGAACCATTACAAGAGGGGGATTACGAGAATATCTTGTGTAAGTGGTGGAAAGATTGGAGATGGACACCACCCTCAAAAGAATTTTTACCAGACAATGGTTTGGGTGGTTTTATGGTATATGATGACGGAGTCCCTGTTTGTGCAGGTTTTATGTATAGAACAAACTCAAAAGCTGTTTGGTGTGATTGGATCATATCAAACATTGAATATAAAAACAGAAAGGGTAGAAAGATAGCTATCGAGTTATTAATCAATACGATAGAAAGGTTAGCTAAAGATTTGGATAACAAGTTTATATATGCTTTAATTAAAAACAAACCTTTAATTAACACGTATGTAAAATTAGGCTACACAGAAGCTTCTTCTTATTCAACTGAAATGATAAAAAAGATTTAATATGGCGGTAACAACAGCAGCAGTAGTAGGTATAGCAGCGGGTGCTGGATCAGCAATACAAGGTTTTGTCTCAGCATCAAAGAATAAAAACGCTATGAAGAAGGCGGAACAAGAGGCTGAAAGAATGATGGCTTCTGCACGTAAAAGAGCAGAGGTTGATGAGTATGCAGCTTTAGATATTCCAATGGATGCTTACAATCAAAAGTATGAAGCTAATTTAGCAGCAGACAGACAGGCGGTAGACGCTCTGATGGAGGGTGACGCAAGGTCATTAGCTGCTGGTGTAGGAAAGATAGGCGCTCAACAAGCAGCTGAAGCTGAGGAAACTCGAATAGCTCAAGCTGACGAGATGTTTAATCTTGACAAAATGAAAGCTGACTCCCGTGAACAAATAAAACAACAGCTAATTTCTATGGATGTTGGTGAGGCTAAAATGCAAGACCAAAAAGCAAGAGAGGCTGCTGAGGCAAGAGCTCAAGATATAAAACAAGGCTTCGCTGGTATAGGTCAAGTTGCTACAGGCATTGGAGAAATGGCTCCATTATATGGTCAGTCAATGAATGATAAGCGTGCTTCTGCTATGATGAGCGATCCAAACTTTAAGAAAGGAATACAAGCACAATATCCAGGTAAATCAGATGCGGAATTGTTTGATATAATTTCAGGAACTGAGATATCAGGAAAGCAGTTTAGAGGTGGTAAGAGAAGTAACTTCCAAGATTTTGATTATAGTATATTCAACTAATAGAACATGGCAAGAGATCTAAATGTAAAATCAAAAATAGTAGATACTGATCAGTATGTATATAGACAGGAGAGAGATCTCTCTAAAACAAAAGTAGACTGGTCAACGGTTGCTAAAACCCTTACTGATACTATTGAAACAGTAAGGGACAATAGGGAAACTCGTAAATCAGAGATAGAGGAGAATACAAGAACCGCAATGAATGACTTTGCGAAGTTCGACCAGTATGATTCAAAAACATTAAATGTATCTGTTCAAGAAGGTTCTCAATGGTCTAAGAATTACTTGTCTACTCAGCATGATCTTGTGTTAAGAGGACTAATGTCTCCTGGAGAATATAAAATAGTTCAACAAAGAATGCAAGATAGCTGGACCAGTCTTAAATCTTCTTTAGGAGCGGCAGATGCTCACTTTAAAGAAATGGAGAAAAGATCTAATGCTGGTGAATCTACTATGTTTGAAGGAGCTATTAACAAAAGTTTAGCCGGATTTGCTAATTTAAAGCAATATGAACTACAAGGGAACCCGGTTACTGGTGAACTTGGTTTTGTTAAAAAGGGAGCAGATATAAATGATCCTGAGAGCTGGTTAAGTATGGGTGTTATAAACCAAAGAATGAATCAGAAATCAAACTACGTAGACCCTATAGCTGAAGCTTCAACAATTACTCAAACCTTGGGAGAGGTTGTGACAATAGACCCTGGTACTAACCAATCTTTTACAAGTTATGAAGATTGGAAGCAAATGGAAAGTAGTCAAAAATATATTGATTCATTTGTAGGGGCGATGACAGCTACTGAAAACAAAAAGATAAGTCTTTTACAAAGTACAGGAAAGTACACATCAGATGACTTTACGGAAGATCCAGAAGAGGCGGCTAACGACCCAAGCAAAGTGCTTATGAGAGAATCGTCAGATGGTTCTGGTCAAATGGAGGTTGTTCTTAGCGAGGCTCAAGAGCAAGAAATCAGAGATGCTGCTGAAGGTATTTTGAAATCTCAACTTGATGAAAAAGAAAGCTTCACAAAAGGATTCCAGTCCAGACCAACAACTCCAACAGAAGTAGGTGTTTCAGATAGAAAGAGACAGGCTGGAGGATTATATGAGCAGGTTGTTAATCTTGTAACTGGAGACGGTACATTGTCAAGTCAAGCGGCTACATCACTTACTTCTATTATAAATGATAAACTTCCTGAAGGAGATTCACCTTTAACAAATATTACAAGAACAGATGACGGTGGTACATTTGTTGTTACAAGAGAAGATGGATCTACATTTAAAGTAGATAGAGAACTTCCGAATGGTGAGATGAAGACCAACAAAATGATAATTGATGAAATGTTCCAAGAGGTTAATCCTTACGAGAACGTGGATCTACAGTTGGCTGAGGATGCTTATTCTGGAGAAATTGGTGGTGAAGTAGGAACAGGTGAGTCACAAGCTAACGTACAAACTAAGGCTTTTGAAGTGGTTGATATGGCCTCTACCTACGACCAGCTGGATAACATGACCCCATCTGCCTATGTAGATGACTTTATAGACGCATCATTCGCAGGTGATAGTGATAATCAAATAAATCAAGTTTATACCAACGTATTAAACAATATAGTTCCTCAAGATTTATTTGATGCTGTTGGAGGTACCGCTGGGTTAGACTTTAATTATGATGGAGATGACGCTACGATAACCGTTGGTAGTACGAGTATACCTATTACAGATTTAAGAGATAAAGGTCCTCAAGAGGTTCTTAAGGAGGTAGAAAAAGCTGTTAATCAAGAAAGACAAAGATTATCACAAGGTGACGCTGGAGGTGGCGCTGAAGGCGATGATATATTTTAATGATAAATAAACTATGGACGAAAAGTTAAAAAAAATATATGACCTTTACCTAAAAAAAGGACTCATAACAGAAAAAATAACTTTTGATCAGTGGTCTGCTGCCGATGAAGATCAGCAGGTAAAACTTTATGACTTAGGTAGAACTAATGGTCTTTTCGATAAGGTTCAGGTAGATCAATTTCAGACATTGTGGTCAGGGATGACTACAGGAGATCCAAAAAAAAAAGTCGAATCTCCTGTTTCTTCTCAAGAGGAAGTTATGGAATCCGATATACAAGTTCAACAGGAAGATCCGTCCTTATCGGTATCTTCTGGTCAAGAACAGGTTCCTGATAGCTTAGATACAGCCCCTCAATTTACAGGACAATTTTCCCCTGAACAAGAAGATATTACAGTTACAGGCTTAGAGGAGGTCCCTACCTTTGAATTTGAGGCTGGTAGAAGACGTAGAGGTCAGAAGCCGGACATAGAAGAAGCGCAACGAGGGCAAAGAGGAGCTAAAGGAACTATTGAAAAAGACACTGGTATTGAAAGATTGTTCGGTAAGAATGAAGTTACTGACTTCTTTGGAGATATTTATAGAGCAGGAGTTAAAGGTTTTCAAACAGGACAACAGGTAGATGAAGCCTTAGAATTATTTGGTAAAGGAGGTAAAGTCACCTCTGAAGATGTTCAAGATTATATAAACGCAGTAAATGCGGCAGGTGAATCTGATTACGCTATGAGTGATGAGATGGCTGATTTTAATGCTGCTTATGAAAAAGCTGGTGGTGGTTTAATTGGTTTCTTAAAAGGAATAGCAGCCTCTCCTACTGTTATAAATGAAATAGCTATAACAAGTATTACACAAATGGTAAACCCTGCTACCTTAGCGGCAGCTGGAGCTACTACAGCGGGTTTTACTGCTACTGGTGCAGCCGGTGGTGCGGCAGCTGGTGGTATTGGTGCAGCCCCTGGTGCATTAGCGGGAGCTGTGAGTAGTATTCCTTTTGCTATTGGTGCTGCTGGAGCAACATTAGAGGCTGGGCTTTCTTTCTCAGAATTTTTACAAGAAGAAATATCTGAAAAAGGATTGGATTTTGACGAAGCGGGGATTAGATCTGTTCTAAACGATCCTCAAGCTATGATGAATATTAGAGCTAAGTCAGCAGGTAGAGGTATAGCTATTGGTTTGATTGATAGATATACAGCTGGTCTTGCTGGTAAAGTTTCAAAAGGTGTTATTAAAAAAGCGGTCAAGCAAGGTAAAGGAAAATTTGCCACTAATGTAAGAGCGTTAGGTGCAGCTACACCTATCGAGGCTGCTGGTGGTGCTATCGGTGAAGCTACTGCAAGAGGTATCGTTGGTCAGGAAATGGATGCTGCTGAGATTGGTTTTGAAGCTGTAGGTGGTGGTCCTGGAGCTCTTATAAGTGGCGGCAAGGAAATTATTTTTGCTAACAAGGAAGGAACTTATAAAATGGGTCCCGATAAAAAAACTATTTCAAGAGATGAGATGATCAATATGATCACGAACACTGATGATAAAACATTTGCTCAGTCAGATTTAGAAATATCAGGAGACTCATCATTAAAAGAACTTGCTCAAGACAGAAAAGAAAAGCTAAAAAAGAAAAAAGAAAAACAAAAACAACTCGGTAACAACTTAGATAATTTAAGTGAAGATCAACAACAAGAAGCTTTAGACTTAGAAACAGAATTAGATGAGTTAAAAAATGAAGATACAAGAAGAGCAGAGAACAGAAAGAAAGAAGTAGAACAAAGGCTCGATGATCTTTACTCTCAAAAACCCGAAGCCGCAGCAGGAGAAGATGTAGATGTGAGTATGGATGAGGTTTTCGATGAGCTTGGAGTAGATACAAGTGATCCTGAAAATATAAGAGGTGTTTCTGCTGAAGATATAGCAGATACTAAAAAACGATTACAAGAACAAAAACAAAAACAAAATGCCATTCAAGAGTCAAGCACAGCGCAGGTGGATGCACAAGAACAAGCCAGAGATGGCGAAACGGTGGGAGAAGGAGACGCCCCAGGGGCCACTACCACTGAAGGTGAAGTCCAAGCCGATATTACCCCGACAGAGGAAACGCAAGTAGAGTCAGCTGATTTTGGAGAACTTATAGATCAAGCTTCCAGCGCACTAAGTGATGCTGGTCAAGGGGTTCGAGGAAGAAATGTAACTAAAACCGAGATCTTTGACGAGACTGTTCAAGAGAACCCTGACGGAACCGTAGAGGTTGCTTCTTCAATTGATGCAGAAGGCAACACTGTTATGGCTCCTAAAAGAAAAGGAAAAGTAGTATCAGAAAACTTTACTATTGTAGATCAAACGGAGACAGATAACTACTATAACTCTGATAGATTTAAAAGAGAAAACAATAACATTGATAAAAACCAACACGAGGTTAATATATTAAACTCAGCATCCAGGGCTATTGCGTCAGTATCAAAAGTGTTGCCGGGTTTAAATATAGTTGCTCACAGAAATGAAAACTCTTATACAGATCATGTTGATGTTTCTTCTCGTGGGGCATATAAAAGCGGAACTAATACCATACATATTAATATACCAAAAGCCTCTGGTAAAACCATAGCTCATGAGATATTTCACGCTGTATTAAAAGCAAAGCTTGGCACTGAAGTAAATATACAGGATGCTTCTAAAAAAATGGTTGACTCTATTAGGAAGGCTATCGCTCAAAGCAAGACGTTAACAGCAGATCAAGTAATTCAGTTTGAAGAATATGCGGCTAATTTTGACTCAGACATTAGAAACGAAGAGTATTTAGCTGATATTGTAGGTTTCTTAGCTGAGAACTATACTAAACTTGATGCTCCTGAAAAGAGTGCTGTAAGACAATTTATAGAAAAGATAGCAAGTATTCTTGGTTTGGATGTAGATACTTTTACTCAGAGTGATAAAGATACTGTAGATCTTCTTAATACTATAGCTGAAAAAGTAGCAACAGGTGAAGAGATAACTGACACAGATTTAGCTGCATTAGATCAAGGTGGTTCTATAAATGTTGGTTTACCTTCTACAATACAAACAACTAAGACAGAGAAAACAGATGTAAATTTTAGCGACACACCGCCCCCTCTTTCTTTTGTTACCATTAAAGACAAGATCAATATAGATGCTTTGGTAAAAGAGATATCAGAAAAAGGTCAAAAGGTTTGGTTTTGGGTAGCCGACCAGCTGGGTAGGGGTGAATATGGTGATGTAGTTATAGGTGACACTCACTACTTAGATGCCGGACCAAGTTATGCATTAGATCCATCCAATAAGGAAAAGGGTATAGTGTGGGCTTCAGGTATGAATAAAAAAACCTTAGAAAATAACATAGCAAATTCTGACTATGTGTTTTTAATAAGCGGTTCTCCTCAACGAAGTAAGCTTTTTAACAAGAGAGTTTCTCAGTTATTGCAAAGAAGAGTTGAGCAGGTTGGAGATTTTAAGCAGTTCAAACAAGAGCTTCTTGATTCAAAACCTGTTAAAGCTTTTAGAGATATATTAGCTAAGCATGATTCATTTGAATCTTTAATAGCAAGTCCTGATAGAAAACAATTTTTATTAGCTATAGAAGCTGAATCAAAAAAGAAAAATACACCCTTAAAAAATACGTTAGAAAAATTTAATTCGTTTTTAGATTTTGATTCTTTACGTGATGGTTTTTACAAAGAAAATGATTTCAAAATGAATGACGTAATGTTAGTGTTGAAACCATCTTCAGTAGGTGAAAAGTCTAATCACTCAACATACACTAATGATATTATGGGTGAGGTTGTTGGTGTTCCAGATAAAAAGATTAATGCAGCAGACATCATGACTGGTGCAGCTCGTGAAAAATTAAAAGATATAATACGAAGAGAACAACAAACTCAAGTGGTAGCTCCTTATGGATCAGGCGTTAGACAAGTTCAACCTGCATCTAAAAAACCTAAAGTAAAAACAGAGGTGCCATCCCCATCTAAACAAACCACAAAAGAGTTTACTAAAACCTTAAGATCATCATTAAAAGGTAAGGGTCAGTTTGCTCATATGACAGCAGAAAACCCTAACAACAAGCCACTATCAGCAAAAGAAAACGCTCAAAGAAATAAAGAGATGAAGGCTGAATTAAAACAGATGGGGTATGATGTTGTTGAGGTAGATGGGATGTACGATAGATCTGAAAAGTCTTTCTTTGTTCCAGGTATAACAGAGGCTGATGCTATAAAGTTAGGTAAAAAATATGGGCAAGAATCTGTGGCTCATAGTAAAGGAATGATATATACAACGGGTAAAAATGCCGGTAAGAGAAATCCTGTGACAGGAGGTGTTACTATAGATAACACTTTAGAAAATTACTATAGCGAAATAAAAACTAAAGACGGAAAAGTAAGATATAGTGTAGATTACAATTTTGATGTTTTAACAGAAGAGACTGGGCCTAAAGTAAAGACAGAAAAGTTTGGTCCGGAATCTAACAACAAAAAACTACAAAACCTTGGGCGTATGTATAACATGAACTCTCAAGGATTTGCTCCGGCAAATGTAAACTTAGGAGCTTTAAAACAAGCTGCTAAAAAATTAGGTTTTGGAGTAAAGGCTGCTAAACTTAGTTATGGTCCACAAGCTGGAAAGGTAACTGGCTACTTTTTTACTAAGGGTGGTAGAAAGGTAAATGTTATGCCAGGTATGACCAAGACTGAAGTGTTTGATAAAGGAATGAGCAATCAGGATATAATCAAGTTTGGTAGAGACAACAATTTCTCAGACGCTGCTATAAAAGATTATCTTGTAAGAACAAAAGGATTACCTGTAAAAGAAGTTACAGGTTTATTGTCATTAGATGCTAATTTATTTTCTCAGATGCCGCCAAGCTTTGGTAACATGAAGGGAGGCGCAAAAGCTGGATTGCAATTATTTAAAAAAGTTTTAAAGTTTAGCAATAATCTTTCTAAAAAATTATCTCCTGACCAGGTTGTAGAACAAACATTACAGTTCTTAGAGCAACAACCTGAATACATAGCTGAGGGTAATAAAACAAAAACAGAGTCTCAACAACAATCTGAAATGATTATAGAGGTTCAAAAATCTTTAGATGCAAAACCAAACAAAGATACTTCTAAACGTGTAAAGCTTTTGAAAGAAGCTGTTAGAAACAGAAAGAAAGGAGCTAAGGAGTTGTCGGCAGTAAAAAGAAAACTAAGAAACTTTATAAGACAAGCTTTACCTAAAGATCTTTATACTAAAAAAGATGTAATGTCTCTTATCAACAAAGTAACAAAAGCAGACGCTACTAATATTGATAACCTAACTAACGAGGTTATTGAGATGGTTACTGAAAAGCAAAACAAAAGCTTAGAGGCAAAGATAGATTCAATCCTAAATGGTAAGTACCAGTCTGTAGAATCTGGTAGACAAAAGGGAAAGAAGATAGACAACCAAACAAGACTACGATTAGAAGCTATTAAAGAGGCTGTTTCTGATGATGCGGCTACAGCTGATGAGGTTGTAGAAAGCAATCTTAAAATGAATAAAGAGATAAGTGAGTTGACTGCTAAGACAGATCAAACTCCTGATGATAGAAACAGGATAATGGATCTGATGACTATACTTAGCATAAATAATGCTAAGCTGAATCAAAACACTGATGTGTTTAAAACAGAGTCATTGTCAAGAGCTGAGAATTTATTGTTAGAGATTGTTGGTGAAGGAAAAGAAAATTTCAAAGCTCAGTTAGCAGAAGATCACAAAAGATATATCGATCAGCAAAACGCAATGTATAAAGCGGTAACAGGAAAGGATATTGACTTTGGTGATCCAGACTCTGTTAACGAAAAAGTTCAAGAAGATATAGCTGATAAAAGGTTAAAAGAAAGAGTGAGTAATGGATTCAAAAGAGCTATGTCTTCGGTAGGAGATTTTGTTAGTTGGTTTGGATTAAGTCACGAGTCTTTATCTGGTTTAATGGATATACTTCAAAAAACTCCAGGACAAATATTTAATGGTCAAACCACTAAAGACTTAGTGTATAGACCTGTAAACAAAGCTACACGTGCTTTTAAGGAAAAGCAGTTAAATAATACACAGGTCCAGGTAGACAAGATGAAAGATGTCTTTGGAAAAAAGTGGAAGAAAGCTTCTCATAAAAACTCTACTCCAAAATCTACCGGAGTGTTTAGAGATCAAGCTGCTGTTGATAAAGCACAGGCGGAGTATGATGCTAACCCAACAAGAGCTAATAGAAGAAAATTATCCAAAGTTAAAAAGAAACAAGAGCTTGTTCTTTCGGACAATCAAGTAGGATATTTACACAACCAGTATAAAGACCCCGCTAACTTACCTTCTTTTGCTAATACGGATAATGAATACTTTGGTCCAGATCACGAGAGAATAATGACGGAGCTTAGAAACCAGGCTGATCCAAAAGTTCTGGAATATGCTGATTGGATGGTGGATGAATATTATCCTTCTCTGTATGACGGATACAACGCTGCATATGAGCAAATATACAGAACGAGCATGCCTTGGAATCAGTATTATGGTGGTAGAATATTCCGTGAAGGGGTAGATCCTCAGCCATTAGATTTACTTGGTGATAAAACAAAAATGAATCAACAGGTTGGTTCTGCATCTACTAAGGTTAGGGTTAATAATAAGAAGCCAATAAAACCTATGGATATGATGGACTCTATGACCACATATACTACTGATATGGATTGGTTCTCTTCAATGGGTCCAACCCTACGTGATATAAATAAAATATTCACCAATAAAGAATTAAGAAAAAGTATTGAAGCAAATCATGGTTCTAAAATTTTAACTTTTATAGATTTTAACCTACAACAATTAGCTTCACGTGGTATAAATACTGCTGCACAAGCTTCGTTTATTAACCAAATAAATAATTTATTTATATCTACTCGTTTGGGTGCTAACCCAACAATTATGCTTAAGCAGTTAACATCCTTCTTAGCTTATGCCGATAGAGTGGGACCTATTAACTATTCAAAGTATGCTGCTAAAAACAAAACTGAGTTCTTAAAAATATTTAAAGAGATACGAGATAACTCTGTTTATGTTCAAGATAGGATGAGCGGAGACATAAAGAAAAACCTTGAAAGTTATTCTGGACAAACAATAGTTGGTTTTGAAGGTGATGCAGGATTAAGTTTCTTCAATAAGATAATGATGGGCTTTGTTAAAGCGGGTGATATTGGAGCTATCTATTTAGGTGGTATGCCGGCTTACTCTTATTATAAAGCAGAGTTTAAAAAGAATAATCCTGCTGCTACAGAGCAACAAGCTATTGATCACGCTATAGAAAGGTTTGAAGAGGACACTAAAGAAACTCAGCAGTCTAAAGATATACAAGATAAAGATTGGTGGCAACAACAAGGGCCGATACTTAGAAGTTTACAGATGTTTGTTTCTGCACCGAGACAGATGGTAAGACAAGAATTTGCTGGTTTAAGAATGATGGGTAAATCATTCAAACAAAAAAATGCTAAAGACGGTGTTAAATTATTTGGTCAAGGATTTAGAAAGTTCGCCACATTCCATATGGTATTACCTATGTTCTTCCAATATGTAGCTTTAGGTCTTCCTGGCTTGATGAAACCTATAGATGATGAGGATGAAGAAGATTTATTGAGAGCGGCTATTCTTGGTTCATTCAACTCCTTATTTGCATTAGGTGATGTTTTAAATATTGTAGCTGATACCGCTCAAGGTAAACCTTGGGCTGGTGCTTCAAGAGATTTAGCACCTATATCGTTAATTAAAGAATTAACAGATCTGCAAAAAAGAGCTTCGAATACAAAAGATAAAGAAAAGAAAGCAGAGCTTACAAGAAGGTTGTATTCAAGAGCTGCTGAGATAGGTTTAAGATTAACTACTAAACAGTCTATTCCAATATATAACCTTACTAAGTGGGCTAAGAATGTTCATCAGTTAAGTAAACCTGGTGAAGATGAAGGTAAAGCATTTCTAAGATTATTTAACTACAGCGAGTATCAAATAAGCGGTGGTCCAAAAGGTAAGAAAGTTAAGCCTATTAAAAGAGGTGAGGGTGGAAGTAGAGGGTCAAGTGACAGAGGTGCTGGAGGTAATAGAGGAAAAAACAATAGAGGTGCTGGTGGAAACAGAGGTAAGTAATTAAAAATTCTTATCAAAGTTTTCTCTTTCAACCTCAAGCTTATAGTATAAGAATGCGTGGAACCCATTGATGTGAGAGTCAGTGGGAAAGAAATACTTCCAACCTTTTGACATTCCTCTGTTTATATAATAACAAAAAGCCAAGCCAATCTTACCTGTATTCTTTTTAAATCTAACCACTGCTGTGTGGTCTGATGTTGGTATAACTTCTTGAACATGAAATGTTTCTTTATTTGAATTACCCTCCCTATCTATTCTTGAGTATCTCAAAGCTAACTTTCCTGCAAACTCATTCAGTTCTATCGCTATCTCTTTTTTCATTTCTTCTTTTATAAGTTACTATTCGGTGACAGTTAGCACACCTTATCTCACATTTTTCAATCTCTCTTTGTATTTTTTCTATTGAGTATGCTTGTCTCGCTAAGTCAGAAACATTACCAAACTTCTCACCTCTAACGTGATCAAAGTCTAAAACAAGAGGATTAATTTCTCCACAATCAATACACCCGCTTTCATTTTTAACAGCTAAGATGTAGTCCTTGTTTCGTTTTATTCTTTTTTTATTACTCTTTCTTGATCGAGCTATTATCTTGTCCTTGTGTTTTTGATAATGTCTCTTTTGAGCTTTCTTTTGGTCCTCTGGGTTTTTGTAGGCCATATTACTACTATGTTTGGCATAATATAAAATTTAGTGATCAAGGAAGGACTCGAACCTTCAACCTACAGCTTAGAAGGCTGTTGCTCTATCCAGTTGAGCTACTCGACCAAGTTTATATTTCATCTGATAAAGATTGACTAAGCTCTGATAAGTATTTCATCATTTCTTGAATACTCTTTTTAGCTTCATCATTATCTCTATCCATTAAAGATTCATAAAGATCTGTTGTCTTCTCGTGAATCTCTTTACATATAAAATTTATGTGAGTTATTGTTGATATGTCCTCCTCTTGTACAGGCACTATGACATTCCGTTTATTAGTTGGTTTAACTTGTGTTCTAATTCTGATATTCTTGATTCGGGAACTCTCTGTTCAACAATGTTTACAATGTTCTTGTACCTTTTGTTTTGTCGAATTACGCTTTCCAACTTTTCTTGAACATCTAATAAAGACAAAGTTAACAAATTATTCTTTTCTTGCAAATCTTTTATCTCTTTTTTTAGTTGAGTAGGATTTAACTCCACGTATTGATCTGCCTCTTGCTCCCATATCCCAAGTATTTGATGGTAAGATCGTTGTAGTCTTTTATCAAACTGCATCATATATGGAAACTCTTTTAGAGAGTGCATTATGGTTGCGTGATTTTTACCAAATTGATCGGCAATATACTTCAGAGTGAAGTAACATTCATCCCTCATAATTTTATAACAGATTGCTCTTGCTTTTACAATCTCATCTGTTTTTCTGTTGCTGTCTACATTAACGTCAAGAACAGAATTAACTATGTTCTTTAGTGCTATTGTCTTCTGTGTGTTGATATTCATCTGTTTTGATATATAAATTTAAGTTAATTAGGTCTAAGTATTCATCCATACTTATTAGTTTTATGTCTGTAAGCAATATAAAGTCATCCTCCATTTTTACAAGTTCTATAGCAAATGTTATGTTTTCATTCCCACGAGTTACAACACCGCCTAAAACGTGTGAAACAAGATTGTTTTTTGGAAGTTCTACCCAGCTATCACCTATTGTTCTTGCAATAAGTAACGCTGTAGGAAACTCTATTTCAGAAATACTTTCTATGAAGTCTTCTGAAACATCATACTCCTTACCCCCTGTATACTTCAGTCTTACATCCATGCGTTTTTAGTTCTTTTAATCTATACTCTTGTAGTTTAGATAGTTTACCTGATGGTTTCTTCACCTCTGAAAATATAACCTCACAGTCGGGAGGTATAGCAATTAAATCAGGTATTCCGTTTTTGTTTGTTTTGATCAGCTTGATTACGTAGTAGCCCTCGTTCTCCAATTCCTTGATACGTTTGGCTTGTATCTGCTGTTCTGTCATAATTACAAAGTTAATAAATCTCTTTTGAAATGTTTAAGTGTGTAGTCTTTCTTCTTAATAACCGCTTTGTATATTTCTTTTTCTATACCGTCTTTACTAAAAACCCAGTACACATCATTTTTTAATCTATCTTTAGTTGTCATTCTATCTCTTGACTGCCAGTAGCTGGTAGCACTGAAGTCTATATTGTAGTACACAAGAGCATCAGCCTTTCTCAAACTAATACCTTCACGACCACTAACAATCTGTAGAGCAATGTCTTTGTCTGTGGTATTAAAACACTCAAGGTCTTGGCAAATATCTTCTCCAAAAACATTTTTGATTGCATTAAGTTCTTCTTTGAACTTATAAAATATACCTATCTTTTTACCCGCAAACTTTTCTTTAATAAAGTGTGCCTTACTATAATCAAGAACCATAGAGTTACCACTCTCAAACTTGATCGTACCACTACATAACTGATGTACCTTAGTCATAAGCTTGACAGATGTGTCGGCAAGTATAACCTCGTTCTCACCTTCAATAACAAGATCCTTCTTTAATTTCTTTATAAGAATAGAGGTATCTTTTTCCATCTCCACTTCTAAAACATGCTCTTGAGTATCAACCACAAAGCCGGCATCTTTTTGACTAAACCTTATAGTGTATGGTTTCATTGCATCAATAATCTTTTCAGAACCACGTGAGTAATCATTGATATACATACCACCAACTTTTAGTTTTGTCACGTTAATATATTCGTGAGCAAACTTATAAAAGCTTTTGTGTTTTCTAAAAGGATTATTTGGCAATGCATAAACTTGATGATACATTTGGGAGTAAGCTTCCGGAGTAGGTGTACCACTTAAAAGTATTACGTATGGGTTGGACCAAAACACAAACTCTTTAAACTTCTTTGCTCTACCACTTGGTTTTGGGTACGCCCCCATTCCGTGTGCCTCATCAGCTATTACTACATCCCATCCTTTCTGTGGAAGTTTATGTAAAGATTCGTAGTTAATTACAGTCAATTCAAAACTTGGATTGAGTAGATCGTAATCGTTTTCTATACTGGATATTGCTTTTTTCTTGGTTATAAATAAAACCTTTTTAAGCTTCAGTTCCTCGCAGATACCCAAGCTTGTTAATGTTTTACCCGTACGAACTTCCATTGCAAGGTAAAGGAATCTGTGTGTACGGATAATTTCCGTACCCTTTCCAATGATTTCTGTTTGATAATCTCTAAACTCTATCATATCAAAGAAGTTTGCGTTACGTTTTGACAAAACTCTATCCACTTACCGGTCTTATCTCTTCCTTCAATAGGTTTAGATTTGTACTTGTATATAGAGTAAGAATCTATCCACTTGTAAAACCTTTGTCTTGATATAGTCATTCTTGCTTTCGGTCCGTAATCCGGATACTCATCTATGAAATCAAAGTAAAGATCGTTTCTAAGAATCTTAGTGTTAGAAACTAATTTGTTATTATCTTTACCATCCAATAGTCCACACCACTCAACAAACTCGTGAGAAGTTTCAGCAGACAATCTTCTAAGTTCAAGGTTTACAAATGTACTTTTCAGTAATCCATTTTCTAAATACAACTGCAAACAACTAATCATAAAGTTATCAAACTGGCACCACTCCTCATCATCCCATTCCCCAAAGAAATGTTTACCAAACTCCACTAATGGAGTGAACTCTTTAGTGTAATGCTGAGCAAGTTCTAACTCCCATTTTCTTCTTTCAAAAGAACTACCCTTACCACGAATAGCATAGTTGGTGGTGATAGCAATCTTAGGAGACTTACTGAATGGTATCTTAATAGCATCTTTGTTTTTCTTTTCAAGTGTTAACCCTTCTGTTACCACAGAGAATAATCTTTCAAAGTCAAAATACTTTTTCACATCATCAAAACAAAGTAGTTGTGTATCGGCTGATACTAATTGGTAAGCAAAAGATCTTTCAAAGTTAAATGACTTGCCATCTATAACTACTAATTTTTTCATTTGTGATAGACCTTTCATAAACAAACCTTTACCGGTACCTCCTTCCGGATTGTCTGATATTACCTCATCATTTAATATAACAGCCGGGCAATACGATAAGTTCTTGTATCCGTGCATCATATATCCAATAGTTGAATACATAGAGTTTACTCTCTCGTCTGTACCACCGGCAATGTTCTTGACAAACACCTTAAAATCACATTCATTTACCTTACATATTGTAAAATCTCTATCTATAACGTGGTCTTTCCAAACATATCCTCCAAGATCAATATAGTCTATAGGCTTTACTTCTGTATGAGTAATTTTTACTGCACAATTTCTGTAGTATAAGTAAGAAGTTGATGAGGTGTCTTCTATGAAGAACACATCAATAGATGAAAGCAGAGTTAAAAACTCCTCTCTAAAATATCTCGTGTGTTCTGCAAAGTAATTGTATATACTTATATCATCTTCTTCTATTAGATAATTCAATATAAAATCTTTTATTTCTTTTTCAGATGTGTGATCAATTAAGTTATTGGTCACCCTTACAAAAACATAATTCTTGCTACCTTGTGGATTAAATTTATAGAATCCGTGCTCCTCCAGAAACTGCTTGAAAGCTATGTGTATAATTTTTATTACACCTTTCTCAGACTTGGTCCAAAACTTTTGTTTAGCATTTTCATCCTCTATTCTTTCAAGTACACTATCTACATTATCTACATCAAACTTCTCCTCCTCCAACTGATACTTAATTTCTTTTTTAGATACACCTCTTCTAAACTTATTCTTTATTTGGTTTACCTTATCCTCATCCTCGTAATACTTGGTTCCAAAGTTTTGTTTTTGTGCGTAAGCTGAGTCAATAGTTCTTTTAATCTCGTAATCCGGAAAGTCTTTTGTAGCAAAGTTTGACATCACATACTCTGCAAGAGTTTGATTTACTCCAAAGTCATTAAAGGCAGATGCTAATACATAAATGTTATTATTTCTTTCTCCCTCCTTCAAACCATACTTTTTATCCCACCACTTCATAAGTATATCTACAATCTTGTTTTCATTAGTGATTGGAATAGTAGGTCTATCTCTATATTTTACAACCTCTTGGTATTCTGTCTCTTCAATTTTTTCCCAAGCACTTGATAGTTCATTGATATGAATTAAAGGATCATAACTTTCATAACAAACTCTCGAAATGTTTTTAGTGGTCTTATCAAAGTAAGGACTATCAAAGTGATTTTGAAGTGAGTTAAAATAATTTTTATGGTTCTCTGAGTCCTGTGGTATTTTAACTAAAACCTTTAAGCCATTACCACTTGGAGAAATAAATACAGAAAAAACATACTTATCTTTTGATAGTCTTTCCTTTTCTTGCAACATATCTTTGTTGGTCTTGTATCCATCAAAATCTAAACATATATACCCACTATGTTGCACTAATGAATTGTCATTTCTTTTAGTAAACCTACCACTAAAACATATAGCTGGAAGGGATTGTTTTAATTTATTTCTTTGTGTTTTATCCTTTTCGGCACGAATTTTCTTTACCAAGTCTTTGCTTGATCCCTCTCTTATTCTGTTTAATAATACCATTACATCCCTATAAAATGGCTGAGAAGTTTCCTTAATATCCTTAAAAATGGTGATTTCTGACATCTCTGTGTTGAATTAGTGTTAAAAAAATTTAATATAAGTTACTGATTATTAGTTCTTTATCTATCTTTGATGTTGAAATGTTGAAATTAGTAATAAAATTCTATATAATAAAACAATATCTAATTTATTTTTTCTATAATATAATATAGAGGTTTGACTTTAACATTTCAACACCGGCAAGAGAAAAAGAAAAGGAGCCGAAACTCCTCTTCGTTTTTTCTGTTCCCATTTAGAAAGGAAGGTCAGCTTCTTCTTTTTTAGTTTCAGCTTTCTTCTCTTCGGGTTTCCAAGTATCTACTGCAACGTAGTGAGTACGACCATAGTCATCAGCTTCTCTTCTTTCTTGAACAATTAACTTGATGTACTTTTTCCCATCATACTCAAATACGTGTTCTTTTGGAAGATCAGTTAAACATAAGCTTACTGCTACTTGTTGTCCATCAAACTTGGACTTTCCATTTCCGACATAAATTTTATCTGCCATAATAAATAAAGTTGTGTTCCGATAATAATTAAAAACGTATCAGTAGTTCGGAACGATCCTACTGAGAGTTTTACTATAGTTCTTCTTTAATAATAAATTCATCAATAGTCTTTTCAGATCCTTCAGCAAAAAATTCGTTATATATTTCAACTGCCTTCTCTACCTTTTCTTTTCCTCTGTTAAGAAAATCTGTAGTTGGATTGAATATACCAAGTTGTAAACTTGTTTTATCCACTACATAAAATACTAAAGGTTTGTCAAATAACTGCTGATATATATAGGCTTGACTATCGTAGTTGTATTTTCTTGCTGAATACTTGAAATCTTTGATGTTGGATGTAGTCTTCAGGTCTATTAAAATATCCGGTGTGACAATATCAGCTTTACCTTTCCATTCCACACCACATATAGTTGTAATAGCCGGAACCTCATACTCGTTTCTTGGATCGTAAATAGCATCACAAAAATCAAGATTACCCTTCATTGTGTTTATAGCACAATCAGTTTCTTCTTTTTCTTTTGTCAACATCATTAACATTCTACCATTCTCATCCAAAGAATCTTTGTATTTTTTAGTATTTCTACTACTCGCATCAATACTTTTATACTCTACACTACTTACCTTTTCCGGCTCAAGCATTGCAGTGTGAAAATATCTACCAATAAGCATTGCTTTGGTTGGTTCTTTTGGTACTCTAAATGATTTAGGATCATTCAGTAATGTTATTATATCCGAGTTGGAAAGCCATTGCCTTCCATACTCTCCATAATAATGTTCATCCAGTTGTAGTTTAGCTAAATACTCTTTCATTACACATGCTTTGAAAGTTCCTTCTTCACTGAAGCTTTAATCTTATACTTCTGCTCAAGATTCTTTACAATCTTTGGAAGACCTAAATGCTTATTCTGTGCCACATAAGTCAATACCTTTTTCCAATTAGCATCACCAATATCTAAATCAAAGGTTGTTATTGTTTTAGATTTTGACTTTGGTTTTTCTTCTGCTGATGCAGTTTTAGTTAAGTCCTCTCCAATCCACAAGCTTAACCCTAATCCGTGCATAGCAATAGCTTTAGCAGTTGATCTTTGTATTGCAGTATTGATATCCATAGAGGTTATCTTTTCCATACTAATAGACCTATTTCTAAAGTCCATTACCGGTAGGTAATCAATATGTTCTACACCTCCTATAGTAATACCCACTTTTACATAAGCAGTTCTACCATCAGTAAAGAAGTTTAGTCCAGTTTCCATAGATTCATAAACTTTCCTTTGTGCATCCGGATAAGTTGTTTTAACTAAATGCCAAGCACTTGCCCAAGAAAGATAATCGTGTTGTCCTTTCTTTTCTACCATACCTTTTACATCCACTGATGAAAGGTTTTTGAAAATGTTCTTTTCCATAATAAATTTAATTTAGTTGTGATAATAATTTTTTTCTCTCTGCATATTTTCTCAATACCTTCTCACGAGAAGTTTTTAAAGATTGAATATGCTTATCATTTTTTCGAGTGTTTAATTCATTCTGAATACGACCTTCGATCATTTTTAGTTTTCTTTCGTAGTTATGCATTGAAGTAAGTATAACTCCTTTCTTCCATCCATTCTCATAAAAAAAACTATACTCTTTAGGTGTTAATTCCATAAAATAATCTCCACCCCTTGTGGTGTTTAGTATTTCAATCTTATCAGAATACTTGTTTAACAATACTCCAATTTTTAAAATACCTTGTTTGCCACTATGTGTTGGGTGGTACGCACCCTGATCCTCCATAGCTTGTTGATAAATTTCCTCTAAAGTGTACATAGTTTATTTACTACATTTTTGAAATCAACATCCTCATCAACCATATCTTTTGCTCTATTATATCCGTGAATAATTGTAGAGTGAGATACAGAGTGTCCGTGATCTTCCATAAATCTTTGTATGTAAGATATTCTAATAGGCCTCTCCATACATAAGTAATACAACATTTGTCGTGCATCAACGCAATCTCTTCTTCGTGTTTTTTCCATCATCTGATCGAGTGTCAGATGGAATTGCTTGGCTACTGCCAACGCATAAGCATCAAAAATTTCCTTCTTCATTTTCTGTTTTGTTTAGTTTTGCTAAAGTAATATATTTCTATAAATTAAGCAAACTTTGTTCATATTATTTTTATACTAATTCTTCATAAATTCCTACAATCTCACTGACTAACAACACCCCCATAGCTATGAAAGGTTCAAAGGGTATAAACATGTAACCCAATAATCTTATGCCTGATTTTATGAAACTTACTAATTGGTGCATTTTTGCATCCGGATGTTCTTTTTTCATTTTTCTTCTTTTTTGCATTGTACTTTGTATAATATAAGGTATCCAATCAAATCAAGAAGAGTATCTTCTGTTTTGTCATTTAACCCCATTGTTTTTATTCTGCTTAACTTGTCATCTATTCGTGCAAGTATTCCTTCTTTTGCAGAAAGTTTTGAAAAGATCTTTGGAGGATCATTTGCAGTATCTCCATAAGCTTTGTTCTTTTCAAGAAGTAACATAACTACCTCTCTTCCTACTTCTTTAATTAACTCATCCGTTTTTTTCATTTTCTTTTCTTTCCATTAGTTCTTTAACTGCTTTTCTGTGTCCTTTTTTAGTACACAGAGAAAGCCTTTTCATTCGGTATTCAAATTCTCGCCACATCAGTTCTCTATCTATAACTACGTAACCCTCCTTATCTTCATACCAGTATGTTGGTATTTTAATGTATTCCGGTATCTCTTTCTTTGGCATCTCTTTCAATTTTAAAGTTATTTACTCTTTCTTCAAACTCCTTACGTTTTTTGTCTGACCTCCACTCAAAGTATAAGTATAAGGCAGTCCATCCAATAAGGAGTATTAGTATTATTAGTGCTATTGTTTTCATTTTTTCTCTATTCCTTTAGCTTTACATTGTTCATCTATCATTTCAAATATCTGTGATATTAACCATTCACTATCGAACACACTATATAGTACATTCTGTGCTTCAGCTTCATCACATTTGTAATTTTGCATTACATCAGTTGTGTTCCAAAGGTGGTCAACAAACCATCCTTTTCTCCTTAAGCTATCTTTACAAGCTTCGATTTTCATCTTTTCCATATCCATCAATTTTTTGTTGTAGTGTTTGAATTAGTTTCTTGTTTGGTTTCTGTTTCAATTTCTCCAATAATATCTTTCGGAGTATGACTATTTTGTATATATTTCTTCGCATCTTCTAATGTTTTACCGGCAAACTCTTGACTCCAGTCCACATACCATCCAAGACCATAATCTGTGTAATGTGGGTGTTCTTCAGTTAGTTTTGTTAGTGTTATATCCCATTTACTATCTGTCTCCACTTCAAACTCTTCAGTGAAATGTGGTACATCATATTCTTTTACATCAATAATATCTCCTCCTTCAAGAGATATTTCTGCACCCCATCCTTGTTCTTCCTCAAAAGACCAAAACATATCCGGAAAATCTTGAGCCATCATTTTGACAATTAGTTCACTCATTGGTGACCAAGCAGTAGTAAATCGTAAAACCTCATCATCAATCTCTAAATCATAGCATCCCCATTTGGTGTTCCAATTATTTTCATCATTACACCAATCGTACCAATTATCGTATCCGTACTTTTGTTTAAGTTCTTCTGACTTTTCTTTTGTAATAGTATCTCCTATTCTCTGTGGAGAGGTAGTCCCCTCAAGTTCTTGAGGCATTGGCTTGTAATATCGGCAGATACCTCCGGCTTTTTCGATCTTTTTTAATATTTCTTCTCTTTCTTTGGTAATCTTACTACCAATAGAAATTTGGTGATAAACGTGATTAGGCATAATTAGTTGGTTTTATTTAGTTTAGTTAATTTACTTTCCAAGTGTTCTATGTATTTCATAAACGCTTTTATATAATAAGTATCATCAGTATTGGTTTCTTCCAATCTGTACCCATTAAAATAGTTGAAACCATCATCCACTTGGTCGATTAGATTTTTCTTTACTTTGATTCTTTTTGACATAATAATTTAATTTGATTAGTAGTGGGATGGAGGGTTGCGAAGCCCTCTAAAGTACGCTTTACCATCCCCAAGTTACAAACAAGCATCTGTTCGTTGTTCGTGCAAATATATAATATAATTTGTTTATATCCAAATTATCTTTGACAAAATGGGAAATGTAGTTTTTACAATACTAAATCAGACTCATTAGCATATTCAATCCAATCCTTATCAGTATAAGACCTGAAAGGGTGTTCTTCGTAATGTGGGAACCCACTATTCAAGTAATACTCTTTTACTTGTTCAGCAGTATATCCGTTGTCTGTTTTCATAAGTGTCCTCCGTAAAAAACAATATGTTCATCTCCATACTCATACCTCCACTCTGATTCTGCTTGTGGTTCGTTCATACCGGTGTAATCATTTACTCCGGTTCCATACTCAAGGTTGGCTTCACTCATTGCTTCATCTATTTTATCTACATATAGATGCTCGTTGTCGTGTAAATAATCATTGATGTGTTCATCATAATAATTTTCCACACCATCTTTATTATTCCAATCGTTAGGTATTTCGATCTCTACCTCTGCGTACTTGTGGTACACACTTCTTTGCATAATTTTAACTTTCATTTCAATATAGTTTTAATTTGTAACTGACACAGAGGTTACCCTCTGTCTTTGATAAATTCCACTACTGCCCTATAAGTTTCCTCTATGTTAGTTGAAAGGAAATTATTAGATTCCCAATCCTCATTGTTAGGTATGTTACCAATATGAGTTGGCAACTTACCACTTATGGATTTTATCTTATCCACAACAGGCATGAGCCAATTCCAATCAGTGTGGTACCATAAGTCTTCTAAACTTCTACAACCACCACTTTCTCCATAGTCATACATAGGTTTAGTCAATGTGTTTACATTTTCTAATCCCATAAATTCTGCAATAATCTTATTGTCTTTCATTTTTCTTGCAAACATTTTAATATAGTTTTGATTTGTAACTGACACCCAATGTTTCACAACATTAGGTATTGTTTTTCATCCTTGTAAATGGTATGAGGTAGCCAAATGGTTTAGAAAGTTATCTATTCCATCCCATTTGTAGAAATTTCCATCCATTACACAATACTTTTTTTCTTGTGTGTAAATTTTACCCACCATTTTTCCGTTTATTTCAACGAATATTTGATACCATAAATCAGATTTAGGAGTTTCATAACCTCTTTCGTTTAGGTTTTTTTCTACCTTTTCTTTATCCAATGCATCACTAAAACCACCAAGCATTGAAGCATAAGTGATTTCGTTTGAAAATTGTTTCATAATTGTAATTTTAAATTTGTAACTAACACTTGGTATCAGTCGATACTTCTACCAAGTCTTCTCTCATTGTCCACATACTCTTTCATATGGGATGAGAAGTTGTTTTCTGCTTCCTTGTAGTTGTCAGAAACGATTTCGGTCTTCAAAAACCAAGTTTTCTCATATGGTCGTAAAACAATCTCAACGTTCCCATATTTCTTATCAATCTCGTTGTACCAATTGTTGAAGTGGCTTTTATCCTTGATTACTACCCTACCCATACAATCGGCAGAAGGCATAGTGACTTCATCACTATCCATAGTAACCATTAGATATTCAAAAGTAAGGTCTTGCAATAACACATTGTGTTCTGAATTATCCTCACTTCTCTCGTGTAGTGACTCGATAAATTGATCGAATCCATCAAGGTAGTTTTTCATACCTTCATCAAAAGTAAATTCCATTTTAATATAGTTTTAGTTTGTAACTGACAAGATAGCTTATGCTATCTCGTGTAATTCCCCATCAATCTCTATGTATTGATAATCATCTTCATCCTCCCACTCCGTGTGGTAGTAGTAGTCTGCGTGATAGTAATCTTGCAGTAGAAATTCATCTGTCAATCTACCCTCTGCAATATCTTTGTCGTACTCTTGGTTATTTTCTTTCTCTACCTTACGCAAGAAAGCAATCAAGTTTTCTTCATCCTTGATATACATTTCACCTTCTCTAACAACATATCCGGAGTTTATTCCGTTGCCGGTAAGAGCACATTTTCTTGCATACTTCTTTGAGTTATTGTATAAATTCTCATAGTGAGTTACCTCCTCTTTACTTATGCATATATCAAATGTATCAGATAGTTCTTTGTTCCATACAGATACAATACAATCTACAATAGTAGAGTAAGTGTCAATTCCGTGCATCAAGTTTATCATTGTACTTGCTTTTTCAAATTTGTTCATTGTAGTATAGTTTTAATTTGTAACTAACCGGAGGGGTAAACCCCTCCTTAATTTAAAGTCGTTTAATTCTTAGTAATTCATTTTTAATATCATCAAATAAACCATCTATATCATCTCTAATTAGGTCTAATTCATTAGTGATATTTTGATAATCTTGACCTTTCTCGCTATATTGCCATTTCTCACTTCTTTCATCCCAAAATTTCTCTCTATTTTCAACCATTTCATAAAGTTGATTCATTAAATTATCATTAAATACTTCTATTGAATTTTCTATTTTATCTATTTTGTTCATTGTAATATAATTTAAGTTTGTAACTGACCGGAGGGAAACACCCTCCTTAATTTAATGTGCGATTCTTGGAACAAAATACTCATCCTTCGATAGTATCCCATTGAAGTCGTGGATTACATCCGATACTTTATAGTTGCCACTAATCACTTTGTCAACCCACTTCGGATTGATTTCATAAACTTGATTAACATCATCTAATTCGTAATTGGAAGGCAAAGTAACATATAGCTTTGCAATTTTGTTCATCTCATCATAAATTCTCATTGTAATATAGTTTTAGTTTGTAACTGACAGAGGGTTGCCCCTCTCAATTTAGTACACATTGTTTAGTCGTAATTCAAAGGTCTGTCCCTCTGAATCTTCGACAAAGAATTTAGCAGTGTACATATTCTCGTGCAGTAGATATACTGCCAAGTCGTTGTGACCGGAAAGTTGAAAGGTAATATTATCCTCAATGATTCCCATTGATATGGGGTTAATTTGGTTTCCAATACCTTCTATCCCCTTTATCTTTCTTCCATTGACCATAGCATAAAATTCATAGTCATCATACCTAACATCATCAATGCTTGGTAGATTAGCTATATTGATACACATAGCCACACCAAAGTTTATGGTAAAAGTGGTATCCTTTCCGGAGCAAGTTGAATATGCATAAGTTGTTACGCTATTGTCACTCATAATTTCAACATAACAAGAGTTTATTAAGTCTTGTTCGTATTGTTCTTCCCTCTTGCTACAAGAAGAAAGTAGTGCTAAAGTTAATAGAAGTAAAAAAGCAAATAACACTTGTCTTAAGTAATTCGGTTGCATTGTAGTATAATTTTGGTTTGTAACTGACTGCCAATGTTTCACAACATTAGCTTAAGATTATTGACTTCTAAAACCCATCCGTTCTTTCGGTTATTGTAAAGGAATTAAATAAAGATAATATATCTTTTATTCTTGGTTCGTGTATTAAGCCAATTTGCTCTTCCTCAAACCAATATCCATCCTTAAGATATAACCAATATGTGTAATCATATCCATCAAATACATGGGGATTGTATTCCCTTTCTACTTCACACACTAAAGGATGATTTCTTAAGTCATTTAATGTTCGCATTTTTCTTTTTGTAGTTTTCATTTTAATATAAAATTGTTTGTAACTGACCGGAGGTTTCCCTCCGTAATTTAATACGCTGATAATGGTAGATTTATATCTACATACTCCATATCTAACCCCATTTTCATACAAAAATAGCATCTCAATTCAAAGGCAAGGTCTATCAAGTCCATATCCGACCTCCAATCTTCGATAGTGCAGTCGTTCCCAATTCTTCCAAGTATCCCTCCTCCAAGATAGTTTTGGTAGGCAGTCATCTTTTCTCCTTCGTATCCGAAGTAAGTCAAGTCGATTTCAACACCTCCACCTCGTGAAGATAGTTGTTCTCTTAAAATAGCATTTTCAATCATTGTAGTTTTAATTTAAGTTTGTAACTAACACCCTCCGGAGAGGGATTGTTTTACTTACGAAGTTTCTTAAGGTCTTCGATCGATTCACAAGCGTTAACCTTTGCGTTCCACTCGGTGTGAAATTTCAAAGGAGTTTTGATAAGTTTAGCTTTCGCCACTGATAATTGGTTGATGTATCCACCACCTCTATTAGCATTTTGCATAGTAGTAATAATTTAAGTTTGTAACTGACACCTTCCGAAGAAGGTATTGGCTTACTTCTTGACCACCACTTGTGGTTTCTTTTTCTTGAGTAAACCTTTGATTCTCATAGTTTCGTATTTAACTTCTAAAGTTTGAAAAGTCATAGTAGTATAATTTAAGTTTGTAACTGACACCCTCGTAAGAGGGGTGCTTTTAACAATAAATTTCATCCGGCATATTCTGTTGTAGGTCATCAATCTTTTTGCAATACTCTACATACTCCCAACATTTAGATAGGTTTTTGTATGCGTACTCAAAAGCATCAATAGTATTTTCAGTTTGTGCCTCTAAAAGTTCTTCCGATGCCCCAAGCCATTGGTAATACATTGTATCGTTGTATTGACCTCCGGATTGACTTTTGAATGCATCTGCAATCTTGTCAAAAAGTTTTTCGCATCTTAAATACATTAGTAGTAATTTATCTTCTTTTGTCATTGTAGTATAATTTAAGTTTGTAACTGACACAGATACTTCTACAAGTGTATCTGTCGTTGTGTTTCGACCATTTAAGGTAGATGCTTGAACACCCTCCGGAGTTTATACTCTCCGGCATCATCAGAGTTACCTAAACTGCTTAAGGCAGTTAGTCTGTACTACATTTCCCATTGACTGCTCTGTTCTGATGTGCTTCTATCTGATTCGATTACTCTGTACCTTCCTATACTCTATCGCCCCCCTCCCTATCAGATATCACATCTGAATCATTGGTAGCTACGATAGTAGGCAAGATAGCCATTAGGCATCATCTTACTTGTCAGTCTGTCAAAGAACCCCATTGACCTCGTTCGTTCAATGTTGGTACAAATATAGTTTAAGTTTTGTTCATACACAACATAAAACAAGAAAATTATTAAAAAAAGTTTAATTTATGTTCAAATCATTGTGAATCAGTAAGTTACAAGGCAAAAAAAGGTACAAAATGTAGGGGAAATAATCGTTCGTTCAGGCATTAACGAGCATCTCTTTGCTCGTAAAACGTCAGATTTAGTTTAACCTTCCCTCAAAACACTCATTTTTATGTAGTGTAAGAGGGGAAACAGAGCAGTAAGCTACCGGATTACAGAGGTAACCGAGAGAGCTAACCAATCTACCCCACCCATACCGGAAGGCAGAAGGTAGGGGAGCAGTAGAGCCACAGCAAAAAGCTAAAAAGTTTGGACAAGGTCGAGCCAAACCACCCCCCACCCCAAAAAATAAATCACTTTCTAACACGACACATAGCGTACATGACATATAATAACCCTCAACCCCTATACGTCTAATATTTTTTATTATCTTTGTAAAAAATAAAACCATGCATAGACATAAGATAAGACATATGGCCGATCTCGATGGCCTAAGAGTTGAGAAGGGTAGATTAGTAAATGACAGATACCCATCTGAAACTGGTATAGCTCGTGCAGCTCGAATTAAGAGAGCTGTAGAAAACGACAGAAAGATTAATAGAATCGCTGAAGGTATTGAGCTTGCTGAAGACATGAAAGTTTTCAGACAACTTGACTTTTAAAGACTTCCCATTAGTTCTGTTTTGATTAGTTGTGAATAGAGGTTCTTCGTTCGAAGGCCTCTTTTCTTTTATATATGTTAAAGTTCAACACCCTGGTGTTAATTTATTTTTTTTTCAACATCACTTAACTTATTGATTCTTAACCCTTTATATTCTTTGGTGTTGAAATGTTAAAAAACTTCCTATTATTTTGTATAAATAAAATATAAACTTACCCTTAAAAATATATTGAGAGTACGAGTTTACTAAACTCAACATTGCAACATTTTATTTTATATTATTTTTTTTATATATTTGCCCATATTAATTAAATCAAATTACAATGCAAGAACAGAGCTATATAGCAAAAGACCTATGCTTTGATAAGGAAGGTCGAGAAAAACTAATCAATGGAATTACTGCTATCTCTAACGCAGTAAAGAGTACCCTCGGACCAAGAGGGAAGACGGTGATCATTGAATCACCAAACCATACTCACGGTATTACAGTAACAAAAGACGGTGTGACAGTTGCAAAGGCTGTTGACTTATTTGACCCGGTTGAGAATCTCGCTGTGCGAATGATGAAGGAGGCTGCTAATAAAACAGCATCCATCGCTGGTGATGGTACTACCACAGCTATTGTCTTGACTGAGGCTTTAGTTAAGGGAGGTATTGAGCTTATGGAAAAGTATGATGTCAATGCTACTGAGGTTGTGAGAATACTTAGAAAAAAGATTGAAGAGATTATTAAAGAGTTAAATAAGAAAGCTCGTAAGGTAACAGGTAAAAGACTTTTAGATGTTGCTACTATTTCAGCTAACAACGACAAGGAGCTCGGTAAACTCATCACTGATACTTATAATGCAGTAGGGCTTGACGGTATTGTTACAGTTGAGCGATCTCAAACTTCTGAGACTTATGCAGAAATCACTAATGGTATAAAGGTAGATAGAGGTTATACAAGTCCATTGTTTATTAATAACCATAAGAAAGATGAGTGTATTATGGAGGATGTACATATACTTGTTTGTGATGCTGAGATAAATAGTATATTACAGATTGAGAATATTCTAAAACATATTGTTCAGAACAATCAGAAGTTACTTATCATTGGAGAGTGTAGTCAGAATATGATCAACACACTTGCCGCTAATGTTATGAAGAACGGATTGAAGTTCTGTAATATTACACCACCAAACTTTGGATACAAGAAGCATGAACTTATGCAGGACATTGCTCTTGCAGTGGGAGCTACTTACTTTTCTGAAAAGACAGGTGATGACTTGAGTCTTGTTCTTCCAAAAGACCTTGGACATGCAGCAAAGATTGTTGTAGGGAAAGATTCTACTGTTATTATTACAGGTCAAGATATGAACCAGGAGTGTGCTACTCGTGTAGAAGAGTTAAGGGAGCAGCAAGAAATAACAAAAAAGAAGGCAGACCGTGACTTTATTAATACACGTATAGCTTCACTTGCTGGTGGAATAGGATGTATATATGTAGGAGGTGACTCTGACATAGAACAAAAAGAAAAATTCGACCGAGTCGATGACTCGGTATGTGCAGTGCGTTCCGCCCTGCAAGAAGGCATTCTTCCTGGTGGTGGATTAGCTCTATGGAGATTATCACCAGATTACGCTACTGTTAAATCAACTGAAGAGATTACTGAGGAGCTTATTGCTGACGGTATACTTCACGCTGCTCTTAGAGCTCCATTAAAACAAATTATGACAAACGCAGGTCTTGACGCTGATAGTATAATGAATGTACAAGATATTATTGATGATACTAATGGGTTTGATGTAAAGAATGAAAAGTATGGTGATATGTATAAGATGGGAGTAATAGATCCACTTAAAGTAACTAAGAACGCATTAATCAATGCTACAAGTGTTGCTACCACTATATTATCTACTAACGCTATTATAACACACGCACGAGCATAATGGATTTTGAATTAAGTATAGGAACGTATCCAGGTATTGTTTTAGGATTTAGAACTTATCCTGGAGTTGATAAATATGGCAAAGATTTAAACTCACACGTGTTATATCTCCCTTTTGTAAGTATAGCTATTCAATTTAATAATACAGAAGATGAAACCAATAGGTAAATATATTATAGTAGAGACTATAGAAGAAACTCTCAAGACAGAGTCAGGACTTTTACTTTCACAAGAAGATGCATCTAACTTTAGATATAAGAAAGGTAAAGTAATGAAAGCAGGTACTGACGTAAGTGTGATCGCAGATGGTGATGTTATATATTATGACAAGTCATCTGGTCACACCTTATTTATCAATGAGAAACCATTTACAGTTATCATTGAGAGAGATGTCGTTGTCGTTGTATAAACTCATTGAGTTCTTCAATCATTAAACGATATTGCTTCTCCATATAGGAGGCATCATCTCGAAATAGAGGATTAATGCTCGGAGATATACCTATCTCCTCGCCATTTAATTTTCTGTACAGAGTCTTAATAAGAGATTGTCCTTTGTAGGATAATCGATATAGGGTAGCTTGTCTACCCTTTCTTTTTCTCCAGACTACTATCCACTCTTCTTTAACCAATCTATCAAATCGTTTGGTGTCCCACGACATTACTCTTTCAAACTCTTCAAATTTCTTTTTACTGAATATATCTTCACTGTATAAGAAGAACATCATTTCTATGTCAGGAGTAGAGATGTTATATTTTACTTTAGCCCAGTATCTTATAACCCTCCAGTATTTCATGAAGTCTTGTTTAGGCATTTAATTTAATTCGTATATTTGTAGGATCAAATATATAAATATTTTTAAAAATGGCAACATCAAAAAAAATCGATAGATTAAAAAAGAAAGAAGCTCGTATCACAGCAAGAGGTCAAAGAATCACTGGACGTGCTGAGGAGAAGATAGAAAGAAAAACTGAAAGGCTTGAAAAAAAGAAGAAAAAGAAGCAGGTAAAAGCTACTGGTAAAGCTCTCCAAGGAAAGGGTGCTCAAATGCGTAGAAAGCATGATAAGGCACAAAAGAAAGCACAAAAAGCAAAAGCTGTAAAAAAGAGAATAGAAGACAGAACAAACAAGCGATTAAAGCCTGTTCAAAAGAAGGCTGCTAAAGTAGCTTCTAAAATTAAAAAAGCTAAAATGCAAAAGGCAGCAAAATCAATCGGAAAAGGAGCTGTTAAAGGAGCTGCTGGAGCTATGGGAAAAATGGGGAGAAACTTAGGGTTCCCATTAGCAGAGTCTAAATTTGACTAAATAAATAATTATGAAAAAAACGTCCTCTCAGAAGTTCTCTCAAAAGAGAGGGGCTTCTATCAGACATAGCAACCGTAGTGTTGCCGCAGGAGTTGCTAAAAGAAGAGCCTCTATCAAGAAGCAGAAAGCTGATCGTAAAGCTAAAGAGCGAGAAGAAAAAGCGGCTAAAGCAGCTGCTAAGCTCAAAGAACGTATTGATAAAAGAGAAAAGAAGTCTGTAGAAAGAACCAAAAAAAGAGAGACCAAGAAGGTTGAGAAGACGCAGGCTAAAGCTAAAAAGGCTACTGCTAAAGTAAAAGCAGCTAAGAATGAAAAGCAAAAAGCAAGAGCTGTAGAACAAAGATCTAAAGCAAGAGAGA